CTCTTCAGAACACAATGAACAACAACACCAGAGACCTTCTGGACAATCAGAACAGCAACACAAGAGCAATTCTTGATTTCTTGACGAATGATAAGCTTGCAACATTACAGGCAGAGAACTCTGATCTGAAACGTGCTGCATCTCAGGATCGCCAGAGCGCACTTCTTACAACTGCAATGGCATCTCAGACACAGCAGTTAATCAATGCAATCAATCCAGCAGCTATCCCGGCATATGTTGTTCCGAATCCAAACACCTACTACGGTGGATGCAACGGATACAGCAACGGTTGCTGCTAAGTAACTCACCCTTAGAGGTTGACTAATTCTGAGAGGTGGGTTACGGCTCACCTCTTATTTGATTGAGAGGTAGAAGTATGAGTTGTAAAAATGTTTGTAAACTCTGCAATCATCTTGTGATAAGCCAAGCTGTTGCGTTTACCGGTGGTAATCTTGTGATTACACTTCCAGCAGGTAGTTATAACAACGGTGAAAAATATTGTATTGTGATTGCACAGAGCATACCAGAAACCACTACGATTAACGCTCCGGTGGTGATTCAGATAGGAACGGGAACAACCCTGTATCCATTACAGAATCGTTGCTGTGCACAGGTTACGGCTTGTGGCGTGAGAACCAGAACGAAGTACGCAACCAGAGTAGCTACGAGTGCAACTGGTGGAGTATTCAAGATGTTAGGGAATCCGGCTTGTAGTCCGAATAACAATTTGACAGCAATTAATGGTACAGCCCCAACAGCAGATACACATGTTACACAGGCTGTTAGAAAGGGGGCACTGTAATGCATAAAGTTGCAATGGAAATGGGAAAATGGGCTATGGAAAAAGCCAAGACACATGGCTTCGATAATCTCAGTGCTCAAGACTGGGACGATCTGAAGGACTGCATGGAAGCTGTAAAGTGTGCAATTTGTGCAGATAAAGATTACAGAATCGTAGAAGCTATGGATGAATGCGAACAGGAAGAGAAGTATCTTGGGCGCATGGGATATGACAGATATCGTTATTCCAATGGCAGATTTGCCCCAAAGGGTAGAGGAAGTCGTATGGGATATAAGCCATATCTGTACATGGAAGATGATGACTGGATGGACGAGTATTTGAACAATCCAGAGTTTGAACGTAATATGTACCGCATGGGTTATCATCCGGACCGTAGTGACATGAGGATGGATGGAACGAACCGTCAGCAGTCCAGATACGGTGAAACCTACGACAGATACAGCGAGAATCGCAGGCATTACCATGATTCCAAAGATGCAGATTCAAAACAGAAGATGGACAGTTCGATGAAGGAGTACACGCAGGATGTTATCCGTACCATGTCTGAGATGTGGTCGGATGCAGATGCAACCCTTAGACAACAGATGAAAACTGATTTGACTAAGCTTCTTCAACAGATGAACTAAAAACAAGGCCCTTGCTACAGAAATGTGGTAGGGGCTTTTTGGTTTAAAGGCGGTGATTTTATGCTAAAGCAATTTTACATGAATGGGCAAAGATGGAAAGTTCGGTTCACTTATCCGGAGAACCCGGTGCTGGTTGACCGTACCGGTACTATGACCTGTGCTGTGACGGATGGAAACACAAGGATTATTTGGATTTCTGACGCTATTTCGGGCGAATTTCTCACAAGGGTAGTTTTACATGAACTGAGCCATGCAATGATGTTTTCAAGCGGATTTCTTAAAGAACTGCATAGACTTGTGCCCCGTGAGAATTGGGTAGAAGTAGAAGAATTGATTGCCAATCTGATTGCTGACAAAGCAAGGCAGATTTTTGAAATCGCATATGAGATTGTAGGGGATGAAGCGATACATTTTGTTCCGTATCTGTTGGAACAGGTGGCGTAAAATAGATACTTTCTTAATGAATTAAATGGGAAGAGGAAAATTATAATATCAACACAGTGCTGATATGTAAATAATCTCCGATTGACACAGCATTTTGGCCACTAATAACAACAGAATTCCTATTAAGGTATCCATAAATAATCCCATCAATATACCATTCCATACCTTTTCCAATCACAAAAGTCGTTGATTCATTTGCTGCATTGTCTGAGAACCTTAAAACTTCTTCGGAAGATAAAGCTCCTGTAATCTTTAATTTGACAGCAAGGTATACAACACGACCAACTTTTATTGATACATTGTTGGCAATGGATACATTATCTGGGACAGTCACATTAAAACGGGTGTTACTATTTAAGCACCAGCATCTTAATGCCTCCCCATATGGTTTCGCTGGCGTTTATCGTCAATGTAGATGTGTCATCACTGTATGTACCCGAAAAAGTCCTGCTTGCCACAAAGTCTGCAATTTTAATAAAATTTACTGTCCGTTTTTCCGATGCAACATCAACAAAGACAATGTACATAAATCCATTATATCGTGAAGTCGCTCCGTACATGAGAAACGATGCATAGGTGTAAGTATTAAGCTTAATATTTACAGAAAATGTTGAAAGATTTCGAATATCAATGAAGACCTTACTATTTAATCACGTAGGATATAGCAGTTTGAATGTAAGCACCCGCGCCAATGTCCGCACATGGCATAACCTCACCAGATGTTCCTATTCGTATACCTGTGTTGAGTGCCATGACAGACACAAACATTACAGAAGATGGTATATATTGTTTGGGCAAAGTCAAGTAAGTGTTAAATGAAGATAAAGGCTTTAATACTTTGATATTAAGGACTAAAGTTACTATCTTACCGTTGCGGAAGCATGATGTGTAATCGCTATCGCTGATGTTCTCTATGTACTCGGTTGGCGTTTCAAGTAGTTTCGTTGAGTCGGTCAGCCGGTTTAACTTATAGTCACAGGATCAAAGCAGATTAAAAGTGCTGTGCTCCAGGGAATAAGTGTCACTTTCAATGTTGCCGAAGAAGCATCAAGTACGGGTGGTGCTGCGTATTCAGATTTTTTTGATAGTTCTGTCGCTCCCGTCTGCTTTCCTGTTATGTATAAAGAAGTAATGCAGTTGTTATCAATTAGTAGAAACGAAGTCATATGATTGTTTACACTATTCCACTTTACGCTTACTGTTTTGGTAGAGTTATCACTATGTATAATATAACTATCAGCCTTGAACCGCTTACTATTTAATTAATTTATTTTAAATCAAAAAAAGCCCCCAGAACTGAGGAACTGGGGACTGGAATACTATGAAACCTGGGTGTACGCTGTTCCCTGATTTCCATATAAAAATAACATAAAAAAGTAATTTTGTCAATGGAGGGTGCATGTATGAGAGGTAGACTTCGCCAAAAACAGTCCATATGGATTTCGACAGTAACAGAAAAAAACAATGGAATGGATAAAACTCTTGTCTATTCAAATCCACAAAAGAAGAATATTTCAGTATCAGCAACAGCCGGTACACCAGAAGAACTGTCTGCCGGAATCGTTCCCGACTATGACCGGTACATTACGGTTTTTGACCGAACATTTGAGCCAAAAGAAGGTAACGTCTTGTGGATTGATGTCGTGCCAGAAATCAGGGAAGACGGAGCATTAATCCTTGATGAAGATAACGGCCCGACTGTTCTTCCAGACTACAGGCTTAAGAGAATCCTTGATACTCAAAAAGGACAAGTCGCCCGATACGGAATAGCGAAAATCGGTGGCAATAATGAGTAGGAAAACAATCCGGTGCAGTTTGAACCATAATTCTTTGCAGTCTGCGATTCGGCAGTTGGAAGCATACCAGAAAGATATTCAAAGGAAGAACCAAATTTTTGTTGATAAACTGGCTCAAGAGGGAATACAGGTTATCCAGACTACGATGGAATCTATTCCGTCCGAAGAAAAAGGTTCTTACTATACGGAAGTTATTAATAACGGACATGGCGATATTGTTGGTGCAGCGGTCCGGATTTCTGGGGACAAGGTGCTCTTTATCGAGTTTAGCGCCGGTATTTCTTATGGAACGGACAGCTATCCATTACCGTCTGGAGCTGATTATGGTGTTGGTACTTACCCAGATCAAAAACACGCCTACGACCCAAACGGATGGTGGTATGTGGATGAAAGAGGACAAAAGCATCATTCTTATGGTAACAGGGCATACATGCCAATGTACCATGCGGAAGAAGCTATCATTATTCAGATACGACATATTGCAAAGGAAGTGTTTGGAAGTTAAACATCCTATACTAAAATATGGAATCATATGACGCATATTTTGTACAATTAAGATGCGAAGCATCTACCGGAAAGGTAGGTGCTTTTTTCATGCTAAAAAATAACTCATAAAAGATAATTGAACAGGCAGGGTGATTAAATGCCGGAAATATTAAAAAACCCGATATCCAAGATATACGAGCGTTGGAATAAAGCGATCGAACCTGTAGTTGGTAAAGGAAATTTTTCAATGGATAGAAGCCAAACTCTTGCATCTGGAAAGAAAGCCTATGCAAGACTTTATATGTTGGGAAATGTTCTGACAGAAGGAGACCTTGAAGGCGATGAATGTGCCACGGTTCCAACTATCCAGATTGAGTGCTTCGCCGCGGGTACAGCTCCACTTGCGAAAGTATATCAGATTGACGAAAAAAGTCATCAGTCCATGATTAGCATGGGATTTCGTAGAACTTACGGTCCTGAACTCATGGGTAACGTTGATGATAGCATCAAACGGCTTGTTAGCCGATACACAAGAATTTACACCGGGCAGTTGCTTGGCGAATGAAAGGGGTGAGATAGAATGGATCAGATCATGAACTATGTGAAACCGGAACTCCTGGTTGTAGCTGTAGTCCTGTATTTTGTAGGCGTATTCCTCAAACAGGCTGAAACCGTAGCTGACAAATACATTCCTGGAATCCTTGGACTTCTGGGCGTGGTTATTTGCGGAATCTATGTTTTCGCTACATCTACAGTCACAGGCGGTCAGGAAGTCGCAATGGCAATCTTTACCGCAATCACACAAGGTATTCTTGTCGCAGGACTGAGTACTTATGTGAATCAGGTCATTAAACAAGTAAGCAAAGAAGAGTAGAAGGGCGGTGATCCTTTTATCTCCCGGGCACAGGGTTACGTGTCAGAGCCGTAATGGCTCTTTTTTATTGCAATAATTTATAGCCGAAAGGCGGAAAGGAGCCAATATGGCATCAGGAAATATCGCAGGAATCAGTACCGTTGGTGCTCTTACCGGTTATGCAGTAGAGACAGTAGCGGGAACAAAACCAGAAAAATTCAAACTGCTTCACAGAATAAATGCTTCTGATGAAATCGCTATCGACGTTGAGACTATCGATGCATCTGCTCTCGAAGACGAAATCGAGAGAACTATCGCAGGCCGTGGTTCAACCGGCGGTACATTCAATGTAACTGTAAACGTTACAGACGAAACAATCAAAGAGTGGGAAGATCTTATCAGTGCTTACAAAACAGTTCATGCAAGTGGTCTGTCTATGTGGTATGAGGAATATTACCCGGCGCTTCAGAAAGCGTTCTTCACCAAAATCGAGCCACCGACTATCATTCCTAAACCGGCAAGAGATCAGAATGGTCTTCTTACTGTTGACATGTCTCTGACTATCAATGAGTATGTCGGCCCGGATACAGCAGTTAAGCCAACTGAAGGCGAATAACAAATATATCTAACTGGGAGGAAAAGATATTATGTATAAACTTTTAAAGATTGGTAGCAAAGAGTACAAACTGGAATACAGCATTGAAGCATCTTTATATGATGAATGCGTCAAGAGCGTAATGAGCACACTTCTGGCGACAAGCGGTGGCGTTGACAAAACTCCGGAAGAAATGATCTCCGGCATGGCAAATATCCCAAACACAGCATTAACCGTGTTTTACGCAGGACTTCTTCAATATCATGGCGATAGTCCAGATGCAGACGGTTCTGTCCCGAATCTTGCAACTGCGAAGAAACTTGCAGCACAATTCATTCAGGAACATAAGGATGATGAGCAGGGTAACTTTTACGGTATCTTTGCCATGTGTCTTGAACAGATGGAGGAAGATGGTTTTTTCAAACTGACCGGTCTGGAAACGCTCATGGACGATCTGAACGTGGCAGCCAAACCGAAGAAAGCTCCGAAGAAGCCGACAGATCACCAGAAAAAAGCTACAGCGAAATAATCTGGACAGAGTTATATCCGGCGGCAGTTCGCATCGGAATGAGTCGGAAAGAATTTCTCAGAAGTACCATACGTGACCTTCAAGTAAGGATACGTGAGTACGAGAAAAGTAAACGTGATGAGATAGAAACTCAGGTAAAACTGATTGAATATCAGTCATGGCTTTCCGGCTTATATGTGAAATCTGCGGTAGTAAGTGCGCTTTCTGACAAAGCAAAATATCCAGATAAACCAATCACAGAAAAAACAAAGAAACCACAGATTGAAGAAAAAACAGATGTTCCGAAACGATCTGAAGCTGAATTGAAGCAGGAGGAACGTTACTACGAACTTCTGATAAAAAAGGCAAATGCGAATATAGCTGAAATAGGCAATAAAAAGGGCGGACAGGATGAATAAAAAGTCTTGTCTGCCCTTATTTTTTTTGATTAAAAGGAGGTGTTTTTTGTGGCTGATAATACCATTGATACCCTTGATATACAAATAAACAGTAGCACCAGGAACGCTACAAAAGCATTGAGTAATCTGGCTAAAAAGTTAAAGGATGTTGACACAGCACTGGGGAACGTCAATACCGGTGGGCTTAGAAATTATGCTCGTGAAATTGGAAGAGTATCAGCAGCCTTACAGACATTAAACAAAACAAAAGTTAGTGTGCCGGACTTAGCTGGATTAACCGGTCAGCTTCGAAGCTTATCAAAAGTTGACTTTACGACACTTGGAGCGAGTACGAAATCCTTGCAGAATCTGGCTGCCGGATTAAGCTCTTTAAAAGGTGCTTCGAACATTTCAATCCCAAAGATTGATACCAAAAACGTCAAATCAGCGGTAAACGCTATTCAAAAATTTCAAGAAATTGATGCTGTGAAGATGCAGCCCGCAATAACCGGCGTTGAAAAAATTTCCAGCACCATGAACGCTCTTAACGGAATGAACTTCAAGGATTCTAAAATCACGAATGTTATCAATTCCTTAAGCAGACTTGCGTCAGCAGATATGAGCGGATTTGACACTTCAAAGATGGGAGAAATCATCAAAAGCATCGACAGCTTAAATGATATTGAGGATGTATCTTCCAGTGTCAACCGGTTTGTAGGTTCACTGGCGAGACTTGCTAATGCTGGAGAAAAGACTAGCCAATCTGCATCGGGCTTAAAAACCCTTGGAAAAGAATTAAGAAAAGTCGTCAATTCCATGGCAAGTACAAGGGCTGTTTCGGAATCTACGAACATGTTTGTACAGTCCATAGGACGATTGGCAAGTGCTGGCAGCAAAACCGGACAGACAGCATCGCAGCTGGCTAATCTGGCCACAGAAATAAAGAAATTCTTTACCGCCATGCAGGATGCTCCGCAGATCAGCGAGAATACGTTGAGAATGACTGAAGCCCTCGGGCAGTTGGCGACGGCCGGTGGAAAAGTAGGAACCGCTACGAACACTGTGGTCAATTCCTTTAACAAGCTTTCCTCTATCGGCTCGGGACTTTCTTCGTTGCTTGGTGGAGTAGCAACAAAAGCAAAGAGTGGACTGGGATTTCTGGCATCCGGAATATCTAGTCTAGTCAATAGGAGTAACGGACTGAAAACAGCATCTTTCAATGTGGGTTCTTTCATTAAGACCGTCCTTGGCTTCAAAGCGGCTTCAGCTGTAATGAACAAATTCAGCGAAGCCATGGGTGGAAAAGGAATCCTTGAGATCGGTTCCGATATCGCTGAGGTCGAGAACGTTGTAGATGTTGCCTTTGGAAGTATGGCAGATCAGGCGTATAAGTTTGCATCTACAGCAACAAAGCAGTTCGGACTGTCGGAACTGGCAGCGAAGAACTATTCCGGAACCATGATGGCGATGCTGAATGCTTCTGGTGTAGCACAGGAATCAGCTGCGAAAATGTCAACAACTCTTGCAGGATTAGCCGGAGATTTGGCATCTTTTTACAACATTGATACTGATACCGCCTTCTACAAATTAAGGGCGGGCATTTCGGGTAGACATTTTGCCCCTTGCAGTCGAAAGATTGCATAGCAAATCGAGCAAAATCGGGGAAAGCTAAATTGATATGAATAAAATTTCAGGTATATATAAAATAATTAACAACGTAAACGGAAAAATCTATATCGGCTCCTCTGAAGATATAGAAAGAAGATGGTATCACCATAAAAATTGTTTAAACAAAGGTACCCATATTAATAAACATTTGCAAGCGGCATGGAATAAATATGGAGAAAATTCCTTTTCTTTCGAAGTCGTAGAAAAATGCAATCCTAAAGACAACTTAGAAATAGAGCAAAAATATTTGGATATGTATTGGGATAAAGAAATTTTGTATAATATTGCGAGGTATGCAGAAGCTCCGATGAAAGGACGCACTCATACAGAAGAAACAAAAGCATTTCTTTCTCAAATTCGAACAGGTAAAAATATAGGTGAAGAAAATCCTATGTACGGAAATCATCTTTCAACAGAACAGAAGAAAAATCTGTCCGAAAGATTTTCTGGGATTAATAATCCTATGTATGGAAAACATCTATCGGAAGAAGCAAAAGAAAAGATTTCCAAAGCAAATTCTGGAAGGAAGAAGCCAGAATACCTTAAAGCAAGATTAAGATTAGAAATGCTTGGTTCAAACAATCATTTTTATGGCAAAAAGCATACAGAGGAAAGTTTGAAATTGATGAGTAAAAATCGTACAGGACTTTTAAGAGGAGCCGAAAGTCCTGTGAGCAGAAAAGTTGTTAGAATTTCACAGAATGGTGATGTCAAGATTTTCGATACAGTCACACAAGCTGCATCTGAATCTAACGCACAGAGATCACATATTGCACTGGTATGCAAGGGTAAGAGAAAGCATGCTGGTGGATATACCTGGAAATATTATGAAGATTATCAACATGCTAATCCCGAGGTAAGCGGTCAGATTACTAACGGCTGACTGCCACCGTAACGCGTAGGAGCTGAATAAATATAATGCTCCCAAGAGTGTTCGACACGATTGATAAAGTCAATCCGCTATTAAATATAGTGCCTAACGTTATACGAGGGTGAAAAGGTACGCTGAACCGGGGATGAATCAACATCCCATAATGCGAGGAAACTCCCGGAAGTATCGGATAAAAAGCCGGTACGGTAACATAATTGGAAATCGAGCCTTTAAAACAGCTCGGAATAAATCTTTCGGTCGCCAATTTACAGGAGTATGCGTTATCACAAGGCATTACAACAGCCTATAATTCCATGACACAGGCGCAGAAAACAATGTTGCGTTATAACTACATCATGTCAGTTACAAGTGCGCAACAGGGGGACTTCGCCAGGACAGCCGGCACATACGCCAATCAAGTACGTCTCCTTACTATGAATCTTCAGTCCCTTGCATCTGTTATCGGGCAAGGTTTAATCGCAGCGGTTCTTCCGGGAATCCAGGCTCTTAATGCCTTGATGTCAAAACTTATGCAGGCTGCGGAAACATTCCGTAACTTCATGTATGTTCTGATGGGAAAAAAGATTAAAGGTTCCACAAGTGGGGTCGTAAATGATCTTGCTGGACTGGAAGATTCCGCAACAGACCTTAGTGGATTACAGGACGCCGGAGATGCAGCAGCTTCTGGGCTGGACGATGCTACTTCATCAGCAAAAGCTCTGAAGAAAGCTCTTTCTGTTCTTCCATTTGACGAACTGAATCAGCTGACAGATAATTCTAGTTCATCCGGTTCAACACCTGGTACCGGAAAGGGTAAAACTGGAACCGGTGCAACACCGTCATTGGGTCTTGGCGGAATCACAAACCAGATAGACGATGCTCTGAACAAAGAAGAAACCCCTATCAATAAATGGGCTGAAAAAATCCGTAAAGCTTTTCTTAACCATGACTGGGAAGGACTTGGAAAGACCATTGCAGATATGCTTAATATCGGAATCCGGAAGATTTATGATGTTATTAGTTGGAGTAATGTGGGCCCGAAAATTGCTGCATTTTGTGATGCTTTTACTCGATCTTTTAACAGCCTTGTCGAAAACATTCACTGGGATAGATTAGGACGTACTGTCGGTGCCGGTATCAACACTTTGGTCAACACCTTTGAGCTTCTGATCGGCCCGGGTGGCATTGATTTCGTAAACATCGGTAACAAACTGGCAACCGGACTTCGTGGAATGATTGATGAAGTTAACTGGCCGAACCTTGGACAAGTCCTTGGCAGCGGATTCATGGTAAGTTGGAATATTCTTGATGGCTTTGTACAAAAAATGTCAAAAGAAAATAACGCTGGTCTGACCGGATGGGAGCAACTGGGAACAGCGGTTTCTGATGCCATGAACGGAGTTTTTAGTCGAATTTCTTTTCCAAAAATAGCAAATACCATCGCAACCGGACTGAATGGTGCATTCCAGACTTTATCCGCTTGGACGAAAAATTTCAACTGGGACGGATTAGTAAACAATATTTCCGGCGGTATCAACACATTTGTCGAAAAATTCAAATGGAAAGAAAATGGAAAATCCTTAAATGCGTTCATCACAAATTTGCTGGATGCACTTGTTGATATTGCAGGCAAAACAGACTGGGAGGCTTTCGGAGAGGGTATTGGTACATTTCTTAGCCAGATAGACTGGGGAGCTCATTTAAAAAAATTAGCTACAGTATTACTGGACGTGCTGAGCGGAATCTGGAAAGGACTTGGCAGTACATCCGCGGGAAAATTCGTGGATGCTGTTATTTTTGGAATTGTTGGCTTTAAAGCATTTAGCAAAATCGCTCCGTTCGTAGATGGAATCGTGAAATTCTGTACAGGTTCGACAGTTGAGGATAAACTGTCCAAAGGCATGCAAAAGCTTCTGGGAAAAACAATGGAATCTGCGGCGACAAATTCCGGTTCATTATTTGGAGGCCTTGCCGGAAAAGCCGGAACTCTTGCAACAAAGCTTACCTCTCTTGCTACTGCTATAGCACCGCTTGTCGGAACTGCCGGACTTATCGTTGGAATTGGTGTGGCCGCAACTGCCGGAGTAAAAGGCTTACAAAGTCTGATTGAAAAGATGCAGGGTGGAAATGGCATTGCTACAGAGTATGGAAATGCTATTAATGCTCTCATAACACAGCTTTCAAACTCTGGTGCAATCACCGAAGACGAGGCAAGCAAGCTGTTCAAACTGTCGGAAAGTATGGAGTCTTCAGGCACATCTGCCAGTGATGCCTATGCAAAAATTGCCGAAAAGCTGGGAACTTATGGAGTAACATCCGATCAAGCACAGCAGGCTCTTGCTAGATTATCACAGCAACAGTCAATCACATCCGATTCATTATCTGGGCTTCAAACAGCAATGGACGGACTTGGAAACTCTGTGAGCAACACATCTTATAAGATCGACACTTCCAAACTTTCTTATGATGGGCTGGAAGAATCAATAAAACTTATGAGTGCACAGTTAGGACTTACATCTGACCAGTACACCGCTCTTGATACTGTTATTATGAACGGAGAAAACACTAAAGCTACAGCAAAGCAGACCTATGATAACCTTATTGCTACTTTAAAGGATATGGGAGTTAATACCCAAACAGCAGCTAAGATTATCGGGCAAGTTATGCCGGAAGCATTGGTGCAGGCGTCCAATACTGCAAATACTAGCGGAAAGTCCATGAAGAGTAGTATTTCTGGTAATGCTAAAAGTGCGGCCGAAAGTGCAAATAAAAGCCTTGATTCTATCAAGAATAAATCAGACAGTGTCCTTCCGAGCGTAGCTACAGCAGCAAGTACGGCTTTTGGAAAGGTAAACACGGAAGCAACGACCAAGTGGGGCAACTCTTCCCGTGAAGTAACCAAGAATGTTCGCCAGATGAAGATTGATGCAAGTACGGAACTCGGCAGAATGGATGAAACCGTCCGTAGTCACTTTGGAAGTCAGTATAGAATCGCTCTTGGCAAATGGCAGAATCTTGGAAGGGATATATCTTCTTACATTCGGGGAACCATGAACTCAAGCATCGGCGGTGCGATCAACGGTATAGTTAATACAATCAGTCGAAATTTCGGAAATATGTACAGTATCGGGCAAACCGCTATGCAGAATCTCCGAAACGGCATGGAGTCAATCAACATCAGAACTCCACATATTTCCATGGATTACACTGATTGGCAAGAGGGACAGACCCACAAGTGGCGGTACAATTCGAGAGTTGACTGGTACGCCAAAGGTGGTCTTTTCAATGCGGCATCCGTAATCGGTGTCGGTGAAGCAGGAAAGGAAGCAGTCCTTCCGTTGACCAATAAACAGGCTATGAAGAGCATTGCTGACAGTATCACCGGAAACATGCCGGACGGAAGCATTGGACTGGGCAAGGAAGAAATGACACAGGCGGTAACACAGGGCGTTGCCATGGCAATGATGAACATGAACACCGGTGGAAACTCATCTCCGCAGTACATTTCCAACACGATCAATCTGGACGGACGTGCTATTGCGAAAGCTGTCACAAAAGCCCAGAGTGACAACAACCGGCGGAAGAATCCTAGTCCAGCGTGGTAAAAACCATTGCCATTTCTGCCGGGTTGCGGTATAATGAATGAGTAACGAGTAGCACCTATATCTTGTTATACTGTACGAAAAACAAAATATTGAGCAGACTTTTAAGATGATATTTACTTGGGTTGAAACAGTGACCCGTTTTCCGTGATACCGTCTTGGAGTCTGCTCTTTTTTTGTTTCCAAGCTGGTAAAACCAACAGGCTAGACCGATCATCGAAAAGCGGAAATGCCTTGCCGCCTGCCTGTTGATTTACATACATTTCAAGGCATCTTATATACGAAAGGCAGGTATTTTTCTATGAAGTTTAAGGAACAATCCAAAAGTCTTAATATTCCAGTGGCAAGAGAACCTATTATATATTTTTTGCTGAATGGCGATGAAGTAGTTTATGTTGGACAGTCAATAACAGGACTTTGCCGACCTTATAGTCATTCCGATAAACAGTTTGACAATGTTTCAATTATTAGATGTAAAAAAGAAGAATTGGATGATTTGGAAATATTTTACATTAGGAAGTATATGCCAAAATACAACAAGAGATGTATTGACGGTTCAAAGGATTTTTCTTTTTTAAAGGTCAAGGAAATCATCAGGAAGAATACTAATTTTGAACAATGCACGATTTTTGATATCAAAAGAATGATGAAAGTTATTGGGATTAAGGCGTATGCGGTAAGAGATATGTTTTATATTTCATTCGATGATACTGAAAAGCTTGTAGAATATACCAATAATCATTTTGATGGATACAAGCTGGTGATAAATTAATTGGTAAATTCAGTAGGCTAGGGTAGCTCCCGAAAAGTGTAAACCTTGATGCACCTGCCTACTGTTTTTATAAATCAAGGATTCTGGCATATTATGGAGATGCCGACGACCAACAAGGAGGTTATTTATTATGGACAAAGAGTTTAATTATCCAAGAGATTTTAAAGGAGTATGGATCCCGAAACAGGTTTTTCTTGATGAAAGATTAAATGCGATTGAAAAATTGATTCTGGCAGAAGTCGACAGTCTTGATGTAGAAGGAAGCGAAGGATGCTTTGCGAGCAATGAATATTTGGCAAAATTCTGCCAATGTAGTGTGACAAAAGTTTCTACTTCTGTCTCCAAGTTAATAAAGCTTGGATATCTTTATGTGTTTAAAAATGATGGCAGAAAAAGGTACTTAAAGAGTAGACTTTCAAATTTTGAAAGTCAGGAATTTAAAAACAGTAATTCAGACACGCCAAATATGAAACAAAGTAATAATAATTATAAATACAGTGTAGATGATACAGATAAAGACTTTATTTTATCAAATAAAGAGAAAAAGACTTTATCAAAGAATGATAAAGGTTCAAAGACTTCTGCTCCTAATAATATTAATATACTAGATATAAATAATATACTAGATATAAATAATATACCCTCACGGACAACTGAGCAGAAGGAAGCGTACCGCAAGCAAAAACAGAAAAATCGTTCTGAGAAGTACCGGGACGAAGATGTACCACAGATTTTGTACAATAAGTTTAATTCGCTGTATGGTGAACAGGAGAACATTCTGGAAGATCATGACATCTGTCTGGCCATGGCAGTTATCACTTATTACTTCAAGCAGTACCGGGAACACATGGGTGAACAGCATATAATGATTTCTGCCGAATACGCAGATCAGTTCATGGGTGTTATCATTGGCGATGATTCACCGCTTCTGAAAGCGGACGTGGAAGAAAAGGATGAGCTCCGGTTCTATCAGGACATGATAGACGAGTTTTTTAAATCAGACATTGGTCAGCGAAATGGAAAAGATTTTGACCGTCATATCTGGTTATTCTTCTCAGAGAGAAATCAAGACATTTTGTGTGAACGAGTAAAACAGAAATGGGAGGAGGAAGTTGAATGTCAGTAGACAGACCATTATTCATGCCAGGAGACATCGTAAAACATTTCAAGAGAGAAACAATCTGTGATCCGCAGAGCAATGATTATCTGTATGCCATCATTAGCGAAGCGACGCATACGGAGACTGGAGAACCACTGATGATTTATCAAGCCCTGTATGGCGAAAGGAAATTGTATGCCAGACCGCAAAAGATGTTCTACAGCCTGGTGGATAAAGAAAAATACCCGAATATTTCCCAGAAGTATCGATTTGAAAAATACAGAGGAACGATTTACATTGAATAAAACAGTTGAAAAAACGTCTGAAATACCGTAAGTGATAATTTCCTCACGCAAACGATTCAAATTGATTCTAGTCAAAAACGTTACAGTAATTAATTACAAACTAAATATAAAGGAGAAACACATGGACTTCAAAACAAAATACTTTGCTATCTGGCAGGAAGTGTGGGGATTGCACAAGAAATACTGGCAAATCCCGATGGATGACTCTGAGATGTGGAAACAATTCGCAGCTGAAGCGGAAGCCCTCAGGAGCAGATATGTGGGAGCACCGGAAGAACATTTCGTGGGGAAACTGATTCTTGCCGTGACAAATGAAGTGGAAAACGTTTCAAAAACACTTGAATGATAATTTCCTCACGTGACGCATAAAAATGGATTCTAGCCGAAAATACTCAATCAATTATTGCGATTTTCGTTGTAGTTTCATGAGCACAGATGTATAATTGAGCTATCAATCCAAGGGAGGAAGAAGTAAATGAAAAAGTGGAAAAAGTTTACAGTGATTTTGTTGGCAATGATCTTGGCACTTGCCATGTCGGTTCCGGTATCGGCGGCAATGTTCCCGATAGACATAGGAACCACCGATGATGGCGATTACATCATAGGGAGAAATTTGACGGTGGTAAGTGGCTTCGAAGTAGACAGAAATATGTATATTAGTCCGGGCGGCTCGTACACATTTTACGGAGAACTGACAGTTCACGGAAACCTTTACGTTTTAGGCGATTTTTATAACCACGGAACAATTAACGTTGATGGTAATATCTTCTGCCTAAATTATTACCAAGGGGGATACTTGCTAGAACGTGCAACACAGGATGATGGAAACGGCAATATTCAGTATTTCGACAACGGAAATTTCCACAACTATGGAGATATATCGTCGTCTCCGTATGTGGATGCAAATTATGCATTCATAGAGATTCCTACAGTTTGGTACTGCACGCATTCTTCTGTTTCAAAAGCGACATGTACTAAACCAAAAAAATGCAAGGATTGCGGAAAAGTTTTAAGCGGAGCACTTGGACATAATTGGAGATCAGCTACTTGCACATCGGCAAAAAGATGTAGCCGTTGCGGTAAAACTGCTGGGAAAGCATTGGGACATAAATGGTCCAGATGGAAAAAAGCTAATAAAGCAACTGTATTCAAGAAAGCAACGCAAGCAAGAATTTGTTCAAGATGTAAAAGAAAACAGATTAGAAGTGTTGGAAGTAAGTTAAAACCAATACTTAAATTCAACCGTAGAAATGTAAATATGAATGCATATAGCTCCACAAATGTAAGGGTTACGATGGCAAATGGAGATCGTATTAAATCTGCAAAACCGCAAAATAGATCCATGCTTGCAGTGGGGATCACGAACAAACAGATCAATATTTATGGAAATGGAAAAGCAGGAAAGACTAAAATCTTGGTTACTCTTGCTAGCGGAAAGAAGGGCTATATAACAGTTACGATAAAGAAATCGGCATACGCAATAGAGGACCCGGGTGATTTGTTTGTCTGAACATCATATGTAAAAATATGGAATCATATTACGTCAAAAAAGTATAATGAATAATCATAAAGCGTCTATCTTTGATAGGCGCTTTTTTCATGCGCAAAAATGAGGTGATTATTCAATGACAGACGTTTTTATAAAAATTAATGGTGCAGCGATGCCTTGTCCGTCCTCTTTCACATGGGGGCTTCAGGACATATCAGCGTCAGAATCCGGGCGTACTGATGACACGATCATGCACAAGAATCGTGTTGGTCAAAAGAGAAAATTGGAAATCGGTTGGAACGCACCGGAATGGGAAAAAGCTTGCAAAATCGTGCAGGCGGTCAACCCAGAGTACATTTCTGTTGAATATCCCGATCTCTTGTCTGGAAACAAACACGAAGTCCGAACCTTTTATGTTGGCGACCGGTCCGCTCCTTTTAAATGCTGGTGGGTCGGGAATCAGCGGATGGAAGGATTGCAATTTGACTTGATCGAGAAATAGGAGGTGAGAGATTGAGAGATGTTTCAAACAGATTCAAGAATGAACAAAATAACGATAACAGGAATTATTTAAAATACGCTGACATAACGCTGACGGATGGGACAGTTATTAATCTTACCAACGCTGATTTTTGGTCAAATGGTATGAAGTTCGAGGATTCTGTGTCTGACGACAATACTTTCAATATCGGGTCCGCAAATATCAATACTTTGAACCTGTCAATCAATAACTTTGATGGAAAGTATACAGATTATGATTTTACGGATGCTACGGTGATCTGCTATGTAGGAATTGAACTTGAGCCGGAAGATACCAGCGCATTACTCGATACCACCGGCGATAAGATTCTGGATACGACCGGTAACGAAATCATAGTGCACAAAAATGCTCTAATAGAAAAAATCCGGATATGCACAATGACAGTCATAGATACTCCGTACCAGAACACTACGATTATTGAACTAGAATGTGAAGATAACATGCGGAAGTTCGACCGTGATTATTCTGCAAGTAAGCTGAAATATCCGGCAACAAGGAAACAAATCATACAGGATGCTTGCAAGGTGTGCGGAGTAACACTGGACACACTTAATTTCTATCAGGATTCTTACCAGATACCAGCAAGACCTGATGATGAAGCACTGACCTTCAGACAAGTTATTGCATGGACATGCCAGATCGGATGCCAGTACGCCAGATGCGATAAATACGGCAGACTGACTATAAAATGGTATGACACAGAAATTGCCGATGCAAACAGAGTAGCTGTAAATTCCACGAATGGCTTTACCCCAAACTTGGACGATGTAGTGATAACTGGTGTGCAGGTAACAGAGTATCTGGAATCCACATCTACGGACGAAGAAGCGAGTTCGTATCTGTACGGAGAAGAAGGATACGTTCTGAAAATCAGTGCAAACAAACTGATTCCGCAAGGAACCGGCGAGGTCGTTGCAAACATAATCGGTGAAAAATGCGTCGGGATGTCTTTTAGACCGTTTGAAACGGAATGCCTGACTGATATAGTTCTTGAAGCCGGTGATGCTGTTCTGATCACCGACCGAAAAGGAAATAAGTATAAGAGCTTTTTGACAAATGTTGTGCTGCAACCGGGATCGTTCGAACAGATATCCTGCAATGCCGAAAGTGCGGCCCGGAATAGTTCGAAGACTTATTCACTTGTAACGCAAGCTGCTGTGGATGCCAGAAAATCCGTTTGGAAAGAGCGAACCACCAGAGAACAGGCATTACAAGAGTTTAAAGACCGGCTGGACAATTCCACCGGCGTATATACCACAGTCCAGACTCAGCAGGATGGCAGCCAGATATTTTACTTACATGATAAACCCACACTTGCGGAATCAAAGGCTGTTTGGAAGATGACCGCAGAAGCTTGGGGCGTTTCAACAGATGGCGGGCAAACATGGAATGGCGGAATGACCGTTGATGGAGATACGATTGTAAGAATTTTGAACGCTGTTGGTGTTAATGCTGACTGGATTAATGCCGGAGCAATCACAGTAACAGATACCGATGGAAGCATCCTTTTCTCTGTGGATATGGACACAAAATCCGTATATCTCGACGGAAGTGTTCAAATCGGTGGAGGAAAATCTCTTAATCAAACATTCGCAAACTATCTCCAAGAGAGCAAGGATTATTCAGACGGAAAACTATCTGACTATGCTGAAACGGTAACTGGCTCACTGGGAGAGTTACAAGACCAGATAGATGGCCAGATTGAAACGTTTTATTACGATTACGAGCCTACACTTCAGAACAAGCCTGCATCAGACTGGACAAATGCAACGGAAAGAAAGAAGCATATCGGTGATTTGTTTTTCAACAAAACGACCGGTTATGCATATCGTTTTATGCAGGATGGAGCGACATGGGGCTGGACGTTGGTACAAGATACCGATATCACGAAAGCAATGAAAGCCGCTGAGGACGCACAGGATACCGCAGATCATAAGCGCAGAGTTTTTGTGACGAAGCCGCAGCCGCCTTACGATATCGGTGATTTATGGTCGCAAGGAGAGAGTGAAGGTGGAGATATCCTTACCTGTACAGTTTCAAGAGCAAAGGGAGCATCTTATGTTCAGTCGGATTGGCAGAAACTGAATAAATATACGGATGATACAAAAGCAGAAGAGGCCCTTGAAGCGGCGTCCCTAGCCAGAAACATGACCATGCAGCTTGATAACGACTATCAGGGCATCCCGGTTGACAGCGACGGCAACTATACAGAGTTCCCGGAATGCACCACAACAGCGACCGTCATGTACGGCACACAGGATATCACGGATAACTGTACATACACGATTACGACGTCGCAGAACATACAGGGAAACTGGAATAAGGAAACTAAGACATACACCGTTACCGGGCTGACCGCAGACAGCGGATGGGTGAACATCAAGGCGGCATATCTGAATAACCTTGTCGTATCGAAACAGTTCTCGACTGCGAAACAGTACGCCGGACCACAAGGAATTCCGGGCGTTGGAATAGATGGAAAGACAACGTATCTGCATATCCAGTACGCACCGGTACAGAACCCGACATCGGCGCAGATGAGCAAGACGCCAAACAAGTACATCGGAACTTATACGGACTTTTCCGGCGTTGACAGTACCGACCCGACAAAGTACACATGGGCCAAGTTTGAAGGCGACCAAGGCGTGCCGGGAACACCGGGAGCGAACGGAAAGACGCCGTACTTCCATATCGCATATGCGAATAGCGCTGATGGTAGAACAGGTTTCTCCGTAGATGATAGTGTCAATAAGCTGTACATCGGGCAGTATACCGATTACACGCCAGACGATAGCACTGACCCAACGAAGTATAGTTGGACAAAGATTAAGGGCGAACAGGGGACTGCCGGAAGGACTTACTTCTTTCAGAGCAATGCAGATGTGTTACTGATGGGAGCAGACAAGAAGATAACGCCGGCATCGCTCATTGTGGATTCGTTCTATCGTGACGGAAACGGCGAGATTGCACAGTCACAAAAAGGTTGGTGGAAACTGGAAAAATCCACCGACAACGGCGCTACATGGGCAACACTCACGGTATCACAGACTGCGGCACTTGACCGTCTGAAGATTAATGTCAACGGACTGTCGCTCAAGGCACATGACATGCTCAAGATTTCATTGTATTTTGACCAGTCGAAAACAAAGCTTGCGGACTACCAAACATATTCCGTTGCGGTCGATGTGGCATCACTGACACAGGAGCAGATAGTTGATATCCTGTCAGATGATGGAAAGTTTAAGGGGCTGTACTACGAAAAAGATGAAAGTGGAAACCAGACGCTGTTTATTTCATTCAATGCCATGAAAGGTGGCGTCATCAGTCTTGGCGGCACGAATAACGGAAATGGTCAGTTGAAGATTTACGATGATGACGGAAAACAGATATCGAGATTAGGATATACCGGATATGTCGTACTTAACAAGAACACTGGAAACCCGATGGTATCTCTTAACACTGCCGGATTGCGATTGTATACGGACTACACAGACGCAGACAACTACAATGCACTGATGCTTGGAGAATACGGACTGTACGCACAGAAAGTTCAAAATAAAGTGCTTGAACTTTGGAGGGAAGGCGATACAAGTAAAAAATGGGAAGGTTACATTGTTCAATATCTGAACAATAAAGTCCGAATAAATACAAACTCGCTTTTCACGGATGGATGTGAACTTGGGGCGAATTTTTCAACGGATGGAAGTGCAACTATTGGTAAAAGCTTGAGCGTAGGCGGAAACGCAACTGTCAATGGAACCCTTATGTTTTACGACTTGGAAAATCAAGCAAAAACATCCGGCAAAGTTAAAAGACAGCCGGTAGCGTCCGTAAGCGCAGATGATTCGCAAGTGGCCTATCTTTTTTCGGGAACAGGCAGTAAGTACGGAGAAACAATAGTGCACCGCCGTTTAGGAATCCGCGCCAAATGGGGAGGAGCTGGCTTTAGCACAGATTATTTGTACACAGATGGACAGGTTTCCGATATCCGTCTAAAAGAAAACATTGAAAACAGTGAAACAGACGCTCTCGAAACAGTTAATCGCATGAAAGTCCGTCAATTTGACTGGAAAGAGCGGATGGGCGGATGGCACCAAAACATCGGTTTTGTGGCGGATGAACTGGAAGAAATCGACCCGAACTTGGCTCTGGGCGGCGGATATGACGAAAACGGCGAGATGGATATTAAACAGATTAACAGTCCGTATCTTCTCAATTACGCCATTAAAGCTATACAGGAACTTAGCGCAAAGGTTGAAGCGCAGGAGAAACGCATCAAGGAATTAGAAAGGAGATTACAAGATGGGAAAATTTAATGAGTATTCACAGAAAGCAACACCGGCGGACAACGACACACTGATGATTTATGACGCAACATCGAAGGCAAACAAGCTTTCACCGTTCAGCGGAATCTGGAACTGGATTGTTGGGAAACTGACCAATGCGGTTATCAGCAACTTGCAGACGAGAAACCAGACGGTAATTGGAGCGCTTAATGAATTAAATAGTAAGTTTGGCATTTACTACAGATGGAGAAAATGCAATTAAGTTCCTTGTTAACGATGAGGAAAAATGGAAGGTTGTCGTAAAATAATTTTCCTCTTCCCATTTTGTTGATTAAGAAACTTTGAAAATTTCATAAAAAAGCTACCACGGTAATGTGCTAAGTGTTATAATACGAGCAAAACATTATAACAAAAAAGGAGCCGAACTCCCGACTACCAATCAAAAAGTTCGACTCCAACAGCACCACAAAGGGTACAGGTATATTATATCACAGTGCCTTCCCTTTGTGTACCCAAAAGGAGGGCTTTTTTCATGGAAAATTTCGCAACCGAATTTATGACCAAACTGGACGGAAAGCTGACACCGGAGCAAATGAAAACCGTGCTGATGGAATTGGAAATGTTTTCGGCAAACTTCGACATTGAGAAGAAAATCACAGAAATCGTGCCGTATCAAGACTGCATACCGGAGTGCTACAAGGTGTATCTGGTATCGAAAAAGATTGAGGGTATGTCCCCACAGTCATTGAGGACGTACAAGTGCAACCTTGACGACTTCTTCCAGACAGTCAACAAACCACTGAACCAGATAACCACAAATGATATCCGTGTGTATCTGTTCGGACTGTCGGCAAAAGGCAACACCAACCGGACGATTGACGGAAAACGTCTTATTATTCATACGTTTCTGGACTGGTGCGTCAAGGAAGAGTATCTGACCAAAAATGTTTGTAGCCGAATAAATCCGATTAAGTTTGAAGCCAAACCACGTGAGCCGTTGTCTGATATCGAACTGGAATTAGTTCGGGATGCTTGCAAGGATTATCGAGAAAAAGCCCTTGTGGAATTGTTCTACAGCACCGGATGCCGTGTTTCTGAAATGGTGATTCTGAAGAAAACTGACATTGACTTTCGGACTAAGGAAGTCCATCTGTTCGGGAAAGGTAGCAAACACCGGATATCATATATCAACGCTAGAGCCGAAGTTGCTCTGAAGAAATACTGGCTCAGTCGGAAAGGTGATTCCGACAGCGTGATATCCACCGTCCGTCAGCCATATCGGGGCATTACAAAGACGCAAATTGAGCAGATAGTCCGGCAGATTGGTGAACGTTCCGGCATCGGCAGACACTTATACCCGCATCTGATAAGGCACACGACAGCGAGCATGGCGCTCGAACGGGGAATGAACGTCACCGACTTACAGAAGATGCTCGGACATGAAAAACTTGACACGACTATGATTTACGCAAAAGTAGCACAGGAATCTGTACGTTACAGTCACCATAAATATGTTTCATGAAAGGAGAACTAATGTTAAAAATTACAGGAAAATCTAAAGCCACCGCCGCGCAGATGCAGGCTTATATTAAAAAAATGAATCCAAAGGTGCCCGATTCAGTTATTAAAATGATTCCCTTATACCTTACTGAGGGAACGGCGGAGAGCGTTCGTGGAGACATTGCTTTTGCTCAGTCCTGTCTGGAGACTGGAAACTTCACTTTTTCTGGTTCTGCGGTAACACTCAGCCAGAACAATTTTTGTGGCATGGGTGTGACTAAAACCGGCATGAAGGGCAACAACTTCAAGACACCTCAGCTGGGAATCCGGGCACAAATCCAGCACCTTCAGGCGTATGCTTGCACGGACCGGCTGAAACAGAAATGTATTGATCCACGCTATACCTATGTGACAAGAGGGTGTGCAGAATATGTTGAATACCTTGGCATTCAGGAAAACCCGAAGCACCAGGGATGGGCCGCTGGCAAGGAGTATGGCAAGAAAATCATTAATATTCTGAACAATATACTGTCAATTAAAACAACAGAAAAGGAGAGTAATACTATGAATATCATTAAAATGATCAGCAAGAAGAACTGCTACATCGGTCAGAACAAACCTGCCTATGTTGTGATCCACGAGACGGATAACTGGAGCAAGGGAGCGGACGCAAAGGCTCACGCCGCAGCAATGAAGAATGGAAACCTTGCTGGAACCGTGCACTACTATGTAGATTCCAAGTCTATCTATCAGACACTGGATCATGCAGACGGGGCCTGGGCCGTAGGTGACGGAAAAGGAAAATATGGCATCACAAACCGGAATTCCATCAACATCGAGATTTGTGTAAATCCGGAAACAGACTACTATAAAGCAGTAGACAAAGCGGAGCAGCTGGCAGCACAGCTCCTGAAGCAGTATGGATGGGGAACAGATCGCCTGAAACGCCACTATGATGCTTCCAGAAAAAACTGCCCGCGCCGGATCCAGGCAGAAGGCCGCTGGCCGGAATTTGTAAGTAAAACAGCTGCATATATGAAAGGAACGAACAAAGTGAGCACAACAACAAACACAACGCAGAACAATGTATCATTAACAGGCAAATTTGAAACTCAGCTTCCGATCATTCGGAAAGGCAACTCCGGCACAGCCGTGGCAATGCTTCAGGCAATGTTGGGTGTAGAAGCTGACGGACAGTTTGGGGACGACACATATAATTCCCTTAAAGTTTTTCAGAAAAATGTTGGTGTAAAGGCAAATGGAACTTGCGGCATTGATACCTGGAAGAAAGCGATTGAGCATATGAAAGCAAATACAAAATAACGTTCTGATTGATTTTTCCTTCAGAACAAGGTATACTATCAACAGCCGCACAGGGGTTGAACTTATGATGTAAAGTTTCCTGTGTGGCTACGCACAAGTGAAGAGTGCAGACTGATTCCACCGTGCATGAACGGAAGAGCTGTATGTCCCAATTCGAGGCTGTTAGCAGCGGCACGAGTGGACAGTCAGGAAAAGAGTTGGGCATAAAAACCCGACTCTTTTCTTATTCTTCGAGATATTCCTGATATATCTGTTCTATTTCTCTTTTTCGGTTCTGCGATATTGAAACGATATCACCGGAAATCATCTTGATGTCAGATGCAATGTTTGCGATGTAATCCATGTTTACGATATAACTGCGGTGACACCGGACAAAACGCCGATCCAGAACTTTTTCTATCTCATGCAGACGCCGGTAAAAACCATACTGATGCCTGCACGTGCAATGGATGATGCACATTTGACCACGGCTTTCTATATATTCGATGTTACGAAAGAAAACCCTGTGGAAATCACCTTTGAATTTTACAGTGAGCATCCGTTCTTCCAATCTTCCAAGTGTAGTATCAATTACGGAAAACACCCTTCCATCTTCATGCCCTTTGATAACATACTGTGTTGCCTGAACATCAAAAGCATCACGCATGTAGCCGGCATGAGCTGTCCAGAACATCAGACTTCCGGAATAACCAGAGCCACGTAACTTATATGCTACATCAATACCATTTTCGCCGTCTTTTAAAATGATGTCCAACACGATCAAGTCAAACCATTCACCGTCTTTCACATCATCCACAAGAGGGACACCAGAAGTGTATTCTGAAATCTGGTACGTTCTGTCGCCCTTTTTCTTCAAAAATGACTCAGCCCTTGCCTTGAAATAATCAATATCAAGCTGGTTATCGTCAAGTATCGCTATTCGCATTTATATCACACCCTTTTTTCGTTATGCGAAAACATGCTATTTATTCAATTTACCAATTTTTACGGTGAAATGTTGTAGAATTTACAATGTAGATAGTATTTATACAGATATTATACTACAGCAGTTTAATACTGTAAATGGGCTGAATTGCCGGAAATTTACCAAAGCTGCTCTCCTGTGTTAATAAAAGTGCTTAAATATCCGGCAGTCAGTCCATAAATAAAAGATATGAGAAAATTATATTTTACTTCTGATATGATATTAAATCTGTAGTATATTCACCTTCATATTCAGCCAACGGTCTGATTGTTAATGCGAAATCTACTTTTGATATTTCAGAAATCTCGTTCATTGAAAGGAAATCGTCAGTTGGAGTTAAGGTTATAATTGTTTTACAATTATTCAGCAAATATTTGTTGCACAGTTCATAATTCACATCGGAAGTTGTAAAGTCATTATAAGTTTCAGAAACTACATCGTAAACAAAATACTGACCAGTTGTATTCGTGATGCAAAACGTGAAACTGTTCTCTTTTGATGATACAAAATCAACGCTAATACCATCTTTATCATATATGTTTTGAACGTTACTTAACACAGGTGAAGATGTTTCCGTGGCTCCAGTTACATCAACATGCACCTGACCACTATCGAAAGCTTTAAAGCTTTTTGAATTATCATAAGCCCACAGCAAAATATCGAAGCTGCTCAATTCATCCATTTGATAATCTTTATAAAAATTGGTTTTTTCCCAAGCACTGGTAAGTTCTATAGTAGAATTTGCTTTTTTACCTGGTGCAACATCGGCAGAATTAAGACCATATTGGTCACCACCAGCCATGATGCCGTTTATGGCATAAGCGTAAGGTGCAATACCTAAATTCAGATCAGAATTGTTTTCGATATACAAACCAATGGTTCCTTTTGATGGCGACTCTGTTAAGCCTTTTGTTTCGACGTGTACTCCGTTTTCATCATATAAAACAAAGTCTTCTGCAAATGTCGGGATAGAAGTGGATGAAACCAAAATGCTTGTGACACCAAGCACCGCTAATAATTTTAAATGCTTTTTCATAGTAAATCCTCCTTAGTAAAATTTGTATATATTATATCATTTAAAGCACAAGTAGTATAGTGAAATATAATAAAATTCGAGGTGTTATCAATGAAAACATTCAAACAAATTCTGGCCATTATCGGAATTATATTATACGTCAACTACATCATCAGTTCACCGGTATGCGTAGAAGAATATACAAACAGAGGTACTAGCATTTGTTCCGAACAACATATGCACAGACAACCAACAGTCAAAAGAAATGTCACGAAACAGATGCAGCATATTCCTATGCTTGTATTTTATTTTGCTCCAAAGAGGAATGATTTTACCTTTGTTATCACGAATAATTTCTATGCGATTGTAAATATTCCGGTATACCATTGGCAATTACCTCGTGGAAATATTGTTTCATCCCACTTATTCCGTTTTATTAGACATATTATAGGATATAATGCAAATATAAGTTCGTGGCATTCCATCTGCTAATCGAGCATATACTTTAATGTAGGCAGTAGTTTGCAAACAGGGAGGGTTATTTTATGGACTATAAGAAAGAAATTATTAGTATGATACAAAAGATAGAAAGCGTAAGATTCTTGGCGATGATTTATAGCTTTACACATACTCTTTTTGAGAAAGAAAAGAAGCAGGGAGATTAATCCCTGCTTCTTTCTATTTGGCGAACCTTTCAATGAACTTCCAAAACAATTCTTTGTCTTCTAATGATAATTGATAGTATTTCATAATAGCTTCTTTTACCTTGGAATCCTCAGTGCCTATTTCAGCACATATAGAAGAGAAATCTTTGTCCAATTTTAGATCCTTGGGTAATTCTCCTTTATTGATCCAGTCTTCGTTAATCCCGAATGCTTGGCAAATGTCTTTGATAACGCTTTTACTTGGATTAGCATTGTCGTCATTCAAAAGTTTCCAAACATACTGAGGAGTTTTTCTGATTGCTTTCCCTATCTCAGTTTGGGATTTTTGACTTTCCAAAAGTACCTCTCGGACTCTAATGAGAATGTCCGTCATTTCCTCACCTCCCAATATCATAATACATCTTAGAGAAAGAAAAGTCAATAAAAATTTAAACTGAGTTTAAAATTATGCTTGACAGATAAACTGAGTTGTAGTAATATTAAACTAAGTTGAAAAGCTGATACAAAAAAACAACTCACTAAACAGAAAGGAGAAAAATATGGAAGTATTAAAAAACAAAGATATTGAAGACGGAAAACGAATTGCCGATATTTTCGCAACATTATCAGAAGAAAACAAAAATATGGCAATCGTTTATCTGTCAGCCCTTAGAGATAAGGAAATTGCCGATTCCAGTAAAAAGGAGGTAAATTAGATGAATTTATACGATGTAGTGCTTTTCTTTTCTATTGCAGCAATCATTTTAAATATAATCACTTTTTTCTTAAATCGAAAGTAAATCTTTGCTTTCTTTTGGTACTTGAAGAGTATATATTTTATTCTTCTTGTTTGTGATTATTTTTAATGTGATAAAATCTTTGCTCAATTTAATATTAGCAGGAATGTCAAATAGGACAATTTCAAATATTCCTTGTGATGATTGCAAAGAGATCGGAAAATCCGCACTGAATATTCTTTCAGTGATGGGAATATCTGTTTCATTGTGCTTTGGATAATAACGTTCAGCAACCCATCTATGGGTTAGAACACATGAATACGAAGCGCGATGATTCAAAAGTAAAGAAACTTTGGTAATAATTATAGGAGAAGATGAATTGTTCTGAAAGATTAAACCTAGTTTGATAGACTTTTTGTTTTCTACATTTAAAGTGCACAGTGTTTCCAATGAAACAGAAATATTTGTTCGTTTACTCCAAAGTGAATGAATGAATTGAAATAGAGAAAGAACAAATCCTGCGATCGCAATAACGGTTGTAAGCAAAGACTTATTTTCTACAACAAATTTAATAATAGTGTTTGGCATAATTAACCCTCCGTTTTTTTTTATTAAAGTATAACACAGAAAGGAGAACAATGAACGAATTAATACCTATTAATTACAGTGGTGAAGAACCAACTGTATCAGCAAGAGATTTACACGCAGGACTTGAGATTACAGATAGATTTTCGAGATGGTTCGAAAGAATGTCTGCATATGGTTTTGCTGAAGGAAACGATTTTACAAGCGTGAAAACTTCCACACTTGTAAATAATGGAGCAGAAAGAGAGATTACTGACTACCAGATTTCCGTAGACATGGCAAAACAGATTTGCATGATTCAGCGGTCAGAAAAAGGCAGACAGTACCGACAGTATTTTTTAGATTTGGAAAAAGCCTGGAACACGCCGGAACAGGTATTTGCCAGAGCATTGAAGATGGCGGACCAGACTATTGCGAAGCTAAAAGACTCTGTTAAGTCGCTGTCAACAGAAGTTAATATGAAAAACCAGATCATCGGAGAGTTAAAACCGAAAGCTGACTACTACGATGAAATCTTGAATAATCCAGGGCTTGTAACAATCACCCAGATTGCAAAAGATTATGGAATGTCCGGTAAAAGGATGAATGAAGTCCTTCATGATCTGGGAATCCAGTATAAGCAAAGCGACCAGTGGTTATTATACAGTAAATATCACGGAATGGGATATACGCATTCCAAAACAGTTGACATTGTGAGATCAGATGGCAGACCGGATGTGAAGATGAATACCAAGTGGTCACAGAAAGGAAGAATCTTTCTTTATGAGACGTTGAAAGAGAACGGAATTCTTCCGGTGATTGAGCAGGTGACAATGTAGGAGGGATGAGGCAGTGGCAGAACAGTTTTCTACATTCAAAGAGGATTTAGAGAATATCGGCATCCACATTACGGACGAACAGTATTCAGACCTCTGCGAGATTAACCTGTTTATGAAAGGGATGCCAGATATTCCGGTTTACAACATCCTACTGATACTCAAAACGCTTGGATTAGTTCCAACCAAAGTGCCAGATCAGGAAAGCAATAAGGAGTGCAACGGCAATCTCGACGAACGTATTAAAAGCGGATTTGAGAGAAAGTTTGGAAAAATTAAAAAGTGATTTCTTTACTTTTTCCCGCTTCGAAACGTAGTTGATTTTCCCTAAATCAGTTAAATATATGTCTGATAAATCCGTATTTACCAGATTTTGGGATTTAAGGGACTTAACATAGAAATTGTACGTTTGATAATCGAGACCAGACAATTGCAGAAGGTCATACTGATTCATGCAATCATTGGTAGCATTTTGAATCAAAAGACCAAGCAGGTCATTTTCATTTTGAATTAGCAAGTGTTTATCTCCTTTCATTTTACTCGGCATGGCGGTGCCTGTAAGAACATTATAGGTAGATAAGAAAAGAAAAACAATAGAAAGGAGCCGTATGAAAGCATCGAAAATTGAAATCCGTCAGGTAGACGGTGAAAAAGGAATCTTCACAGAAATTCTTGTAGACGGTCACAAACTTGAGGGAGTAAGAAGCTTCGAATTAAAACAGGGAGTTGGTAATTCCGTTCCTATTCTTTCAATTGATCTGAATGCCTTAAATTTATCCACAGACTTGCAGACGTTGCAGGTAAACCAGAAAGGCATCGGAGAAATCGAAAGTATTAAATTCAAAGGACAGGAAATGCCCGTTGAGTTTGTACAAAAAGAAGAAAAGGGTTCCAAGATAGTACGAACATCAAAGAAACCTATTTCCTTATCATGCTTGATTAAGAAGAAACCTATTTGCCAGATGGATATTTTTCGTTGAATGCTTCTAGCACAGATTCATAAGCATCTAAAGAAACAATCAGGAGGTAAAAATCAGATGATTAAATGCGAAAAAGGAAACGTATCAATCAACGGTGCGGGAAATGAAGTTATCCACGATCTTTCGGAGATCATATCTCGTACCTACAGTTCCTTTTCGAAAGCGTTCGGAGAGGAAAAAACAAAACAGATGATCTTCAAGGCGGTAAACGCCGGGATGGGAGCGGACAAATGACGAAAGCAGAGAAATTTAACCTTTATGCTGATACCTTATACGGAATGTGCCGGAAAGCACAGGACACAGTTCCAGAAGCAAATGTGTGCTTTGAATGTAAGGTTTTCAGCAGTGAAAAGTCGGGGACGTATCGCGCGATATGCGTCGGCATCACAACGACTGAAGGAAGCAGAAAATATTATGATGTGTGCGAAGCATTACGTGATATGGAGGAAAATTTTGTATCTGTAAAAGCGGTGCTGAACAACCTGTTACTTAATGCCCCGTGTCCATACTGTGAAAAGGAGAAAGAAAATTGATGGCTGTAGAAAAAGAAAGCTCCGTGGATTTTATCCCGGAGACCATTGAAGAAGAATATGCCCTGTTGGCAGGCAGATTGAAAGCTGTTGAAGCTTATCTTGATACTTCAGATAGCGATTACGTCGACAAAAACGTTCTGGCTGCCATGTTAGGCATTTAAGTTGTAAGCAGCCCCGGCGGTGCAGGAACACCAACCGGAGCACGTATCTAACTTAGCTTGAGTAAGTTAAATACAGGTTGATTATATCATACCTTCCTGTATTTGACAAATAAAAACACAGGAGGGCATTTTTAATGTCTAAAATCACTAAGGAAACTGGCAAAACACTTGCTTCTGAGATTATCGAAGATCTTGAGAAAGAAGCAAGAAACAAAGATCTGGCAATCATTGCTCTGCTGACTACAGTGCTGGCAATGGGATTGCTGGGGAAAGGAAAATAATGAGAACTTACTTAGAGGGGCTTGCAGTGTTCGGAGTTTCCGGTCTGGCAATCGTGTTCTTTACAGTATGCTGGGCCGTGACTGACTTGGACGCACTCACGATTCTGGCGTTGGATTATATTTTAATGAGTACAGCCGGACTGGCAGTGATGCTTAAAATCAACGACTTCGTGCACGACATTAAAAGGAAGGAAAAAGAAAGCAGAAATGGGAGATTTAAACAGAGCAACACTAACCGGATTCGTAACTGATTCGGCGGAAGTCAAATTTAAGCCAAGAAAGGGAAAGAGCTTTTTAGTCGTCAGAAGTGACCGGTTCAGTGGAACACCGGACGATATCATTGTTGAGATCCCGAACAGACTCAAAGGTACGTTCCGGGAATGGAATTGGATAAAAGTTTCGGGAAGAATCCGTTCCAAATGGGTCAGAGCGGACCACCAAGAGAAAAAGTATATGTATCTGGAAGCATATGATGTCAGCACCGAAGGAACGCTTCTTGTGAATACAGTAGAAATGACTGCGAATATTTGCAAGAAGCCGGTATTGAGAGAAACACCGTTAGGAAGGACGCTCTGTGAAATTTGCGTGGCAATCAATGGATACAGACGGTCAGAATACATTTCTTGTATTTTATGGAGAAACCTGGCGGTGAAAGCTTCTGAATGGAAAGTAGGTACAAAAGTTAGATTAAAGGGACGTATGCAAAGCCGTGATTATTGGAAAAAGCAGTCAGATGGTTCCTATGTTAGAAAAACAGCATACGAAGTTTCAGTAATGGAGATGGAGGAAATCAAAGATGAAAAAGGTAACTTTGAAAAAACTCAGCGTTGAAAACTATAAGAAATTTGAAGCAAGAGAATTTGATTTCGCAGGAAGAACAGAAGTTTCCGGAAGAAACAGACAGGGTAAAACTTCTCTGATGGATGCATATTTTGATGTCCTGACCGGAAAGCTGGCAGATGGAACGCTTCCGAACAATATCCGCCGGAAGGTTGACGGTGAAGAAGTTGATGATCCAGTGGTGAGAGAACTGGTTATTGACGTTGACGGAACGGAATATGTTATCCAGAAAAAGACCAAGAAAGGAAAGTCATCCAATACGGTTGAATATTACGTCAACGGAATTAAGCGGAACAAAACCGAGTATATGGAGATTCTTAAAAGGATTGCCGACCCCGATACGATTGCCATGTGCAGCAACGCCAGAGTGTTTTTGAATGAAATCCAGAAAGCAACAGCAAAAGCAAGGGAAACACTGGGAGGAATAGCAGGATTCAGTGAATCACAGTTCAGAGCGGAGCATCCGGAGTATGAATGGATAAAGAACGAAGGCGTGGAAGGAGATTCTATCGAAGAAATCTTAAAAGCCCGCAGAAGAGACCTGAGAAAAGCCAAGTCAGATGTTGATGATATTGCAAAGCAGATCAGAAAAGAGCAGAGCCGACAGGTTGAATGCGATGAAACACTTCCGGCGCAGAGGGACGATCTTCTTGACTTGCTGAAAGAAAACGAGAAGCAGGAGAAAGTACTCTGCGATGCTTCAAGGGAATACGACCGGATTTCTATTGAACTGGCAGGGCTGAAGCGTTCACGTGACGCACTGGTTGAGAAAGCTGGTAAAACAGTCAGAGAAAACCATGACAGAATAACTTCCTTATTATATACGCTGAAATCCGACAAGAAAAACGCCGAGAACAAATTAAGGCTTGCTGAAATGGATCTGGAACACGCCAACAAAGGAATTGAACGCCACAAAGCAGCATTGGCACAGGCTAAAAAGAAATATACGGAAGCATTAAAAGAGAAGTGGGACGGCGATACCAAACTTACTGCAATCCGTGGAAAAGAATTTGACCCGGCATTAGCTATTTGCCCGACATGCGGACAGACGCTTCCAGAAGAACAGGTGGAAACTGCGAAGCGCAAGTTTGAGTTTAATAAGCAGTCTAGGATTGCTAAAAAACTAGAAGAGAAAGAACAGTTCGAGAAAAATAAACGCACCAAGCTGGAGAAGATCACTGAGGACGGCAACGAAGCTTCCGAGGGATTGAAAACGGCGAATGAAACTAAGAAAGAAGCAGAAGCAGCTATTGAAGCTACCAAGAAAGAAATCACATCTCTGGCACTTGAAATCGCAGAAACGGAAAAGGAAGTAGAGAAACCGATTCCAGAACCGAATATGTCTGGCGATGAAGAATACAAGGCAGTTTGCAACAAAATCTCAGCACTGGAAGAAAGTCTCAATGGCATCGGAAACGGTGAAAATGACAGGATTTTATTAAGCAACAACCGTCATTCTCTGGAAGCAAAACTCAGAGATATTGAAGCAAAGATTAAAACTCAGACTGCAAGGCTTGAGGAAAAAGCTAATAACCTTGAAGCGATGCAGGAAGAGCAGAAGAAACTTTCACAGAAGCAGGCAAATATTCAGCAGAAAGTAGATCAGCTGACCGAGTATTCCATTGAGAAGAACAAGGCACTGGCAGCAGTGATTAATCCGCACTTCAAACACTTCCAGTTCCAGTTCCTTGACTACACGCAGGATGGAGAACCGATGGAAACTTGCCGGATGATTTGCAATGGTATTGATTACGCAAATGGTCTGAACCATAGCGACCGGATCCTTTGCGACATTGACCTTGTGATGGGATTACAGGAGATGAACGACTTACGGCTTCCGGTTTGGGTTGACGATACCGAAAGCATAAATTCGGACAGGATTCCAGAATTGGATACACAGATGATTCTGCTGAAAGTTTCAGATGGGGAATTAAGTGTGAAAAATATTTAAAAATAATTCGAACAGATTCGCAAAGGAAGAGCTTCGATAGGCGTAGCGGTGGAATAGAAGCGCATTGATGAGATCGCAAAGGAATGGCAAGTCAAGGAAAAGCAATACAATGGTGTAGAAAAGCAAGAAAATCATTAGAAAAGAAAAGGAGAATTAAAATGGCAAACAAAACGCAGGTAGCAACAGTAGGAGAACAGCAGGCGGCAATTGTGATTAACAACCAGTTTATTGACGGATTGACAAAACAACTTGAAGAAAAATGTAAATATGGTCTTTCTTTTCCAAAGGACTACAATCTTAGCAATGCACTTATGGGAGCGTATTTGGTGCTCAAGGAAACAAAAGATAAAAATAATAAGCCGATTTTGGAATCTTGTAGCCAGATTAGCATTGCAAACAGTCTTATGAATATGGCGACACTAGGGCTTTCAGTGCAGAAAAAACAGGGATATTTCGTTAGTTATGCCGGTCAGTGCCAGTTCCAGAGATCATATTTCGGAAACATTACGATTGCCAGAAGATACGGAATGAAAGACATTCACGCAGAGATTATCTACCAGGGAGATAAATTCAAATATCATATTGAAGATGGAAATAAGGTTCTGGATTCTCACGAACAGGATTTTATGAACATTGATAACGAAAAAATCCTTGGAGCATACGCAGTTGTGCTGATGGAAGATGGAACGAAACATCTGGAAGTAATGAACATCAAACAGATTAAACAATCTTGGTCGCAGGGGTTCGGATACAAGGAAAATGGGAATGGTACACACCAGAAATTCACCGATCAGATGGCGAAGAAAACTGTTGTCAATCGTGCTTTAAAGCAGATCATCAACACTCATGGTGATGTTTTTGTACAGGAAGCAGACAATGATACAGAAACAGTTTCAAAAGATGACGCTTTTGCATCTGATGTTGCATATGATATCGAGCAGAACGCTAACACCGAAGAATTTATCCCAGAGTCAATGGCAATCGAAGAACAGCCGAAGCAGCCGACAGTCGCAGAAGTTATCCAGGCAGCAGAGAAAGAACCGGTCCCGGCAGCAGGTAAAGAACCAGAGATTCCAGATTTTATGAAGCAGGAGGAAATTTAAGCAATTAAATATATTATCAAACGTGAGTAAATATACTCAAAGATACTTAAAATCCATAGTATTAGTTGGTAACTTAAAACCACTGAAATCATAGGAAAGAAAAGCCAGCGCAAGTTGAAACAGTCTTGCTAACTATAGGGTAGAACCTTGATGGTAATGATTGAGTAATGGTAGAAGTCCATGAAAACCAAATGGCAAAAAAACAAAATTTTAGAAAGGAAAAGCTATTTAGATGAACCTATATCTAATCAATAAAAAAAGAATTTATAGGTATGTACCGATGGCTTAGTCGGGAATTTACGACTGTGGAGTGTACAAGAACTTGTGAGTAGTGTGTCACTTGCGACCACCAAAGCATACACGATGAAGCAGTAACTACAAATTGTGAGATTGTAGCGAATCATCTAGCATATACATTTGTATATGTTTTTAGTAGCAGGAAATGTGATATGAGTTTACATGATGTATTTACAGTATTATGCGTGATTGCTTATATCGTCTTCGTTGCACTTGCAGTATACGCCATTAAGAAGAAAAACACTTTACCGATGCTGGTTGCGCTGGTAATTTCAAACTTCTTCGACTTAATGGTTTCACTTACAGCAAAATAAGGAGGTGCTAAAAATGAGCAATAGTGAAATTTTAAAGAAAGCAAAGGAACTGGTTGAACTTCTGGAAAAACAGGAAAAATCATGCAGGGTGAGATTATCCGAGCTTAATCCGGGAGATATCTTCCAGACTACCGGAAAGCGAAAATACAAGGTCTTGGAACAGTACACAGAGCATACCAAGATCATTTCACTCGGATTCGTGAAAGAGAATGTGAAATTTGATGATGATACAACTGACTATAACAAATCATCCTTGAAGAAACTCTGTGATACTGAAATCCTGAAAGATTTTGAAGAAGAGTTTGGAGAAGAGAATATCGAAACTGACATATCAGATCTGATTACCGTGGATGGACAGAAAATCGGAGAAACGGAATGCAAAGTTAGACCACTGACGTTTGATGAAGCGCGTAAATACACAGAACTGACGCCAAATGATGAATTGGATGATTCCTATTGGACTTGCTCCGCATGGAGCACAGTGGAAAGAGGATGGAAATATGCGCTTACCGTTGTTTCGCCTTTCGGCGTCATCCTCAACTTTAGCTTCTTCAACTGTCTCGGTGTTCGCCCAGTTTGTATCTTAAAATCCAATCTCTTTGTATCTAAAGTGGAGGAATGAAAATGAAGAAAAATCTGAAATATTTTGAAAATGAATTAAACCGGATCAACAAAGAATTTGCTGAATATAAAAAGCAGCATATGGAAAAACCGGAAATCGGTAAAACAGTAGAAATCGCCGGAATGGAATGGATGATTTTGGATAAGACAGAAAAAGGATATTTTGCCGTTTTGAATGGATTCGATGGAAAAGAAAGAGCATTTGATTCGGATTCAAATAACTGGATTTCAAGTAAACTTCGAGAAGAATTAAACACTAAATTCTTGAAAAAGATTGTGGACGAATTAGGAGAGGATGCAGTCATCGGATTTGATCGTGATTTACTTTCTCTGGACGGTCAGACAGAATACGGACATTGCGAAGATAAGATTTCACTTTTGACTGTGGATGAGTACCGGAAATATCGTAAATTACTGCCGAACATGCCGAAATGGTGGTGGTTGATTACGCCATGGAGTACACCAGTAAATGATTACAATTCAACACTTACCGTTGTTTCGCCTTCCGGCGGCGTCATCAGCTATAAGCTACAACGGCAGTAACGGTGTTCGCCCAGTTTGTATCTTTTCTTCTTCAATCTTTGAATTGGGAAGTGATGATTAATGGCAAATGAAGATTTAAAGGTAATAACAAAGGCTAAGCAGCTTGCAAAGCATACATTAATAGTTACGAGTAATGCCAGACGATACCCGAAGAAATACAGATTTTCACTTGTAGATAAAATGCAAAATAAAGCATTAGAAATCTACGAGTTGCTTTTTGAAGCCAACCGAACTGATCTGAAAGATTATAAAAGAGAACGATTAGAGCTTCAAACAAAAGTCATTACTCATTGTGATGAGTTAATGTACTTTATAGAACTTTCATATGAATTAGGAATTATCAACTCCGGTGGAATGGAGTCATGGTCACAAATGGTCAAAGATATAAAGTACATGACTATTTCATGGAGAACAAAAGACAGAAACAGGTAACAAATTGGGTTATGCGTTGCAATACCGTTGTTTCGCCTTCCGGCAACATCAACAACAATAACTACAACAACAGTAACGGTGTTCGCCCAACCTGGATCACAGGCAGACAGAGTAAGCGCAAAGCTGAAATCAGTAAAGATACAAGTAAATGCATAACCTTTCCGGAATGGATAAATATAAAGGAAGAAATTAAATGGATAAAGATATTGTGGCAAGTTTTGAAAATTTATATCGTTCTTACAAGAAGGTTAAAAGCGGTAAAAAATTTAACTCAGGCACTGCAAGGTTTTCTAATTTATCTCTTGAAGGCATTCACCTTCTAAAAGAACAGTTGGAAAGCCAAACGTATACCATAAATCCATATAATAAGTTTCAAATCCACGAGCCAAAAGAGCGAACGATAGAATCATGTGCATTTAAGGATAAAGTAGTACAGAGATGCTTTTCTGATTACATTCTGACACCGAAGCTTGAAAAAATTCTGATTAAATGGAATACCGCTGGACAACAGGGAAAAGGACAACATATGGCAATGGACGGTTTAAAGGAGCAGATGTTGGATTTCTATGAAAAGAATGGAATAAATGGATGGATTGTAAAATGTGATATTCATAAATATTTTTACAGCATAGATCATGAAATAATGAAAGACGTACTTGACTACTATTTTGATGATGATTTTGCAATCTGGCTGAATCATTTATTTATTGATAGCACAGGAAATCCAGGACTGCCATTAGGGAACCAGGTCAACCTGAAATATGCATTGCTACTACTTCATTCGATAGATCAGATGATAACGATTGAGTTTGGAAATCCATATTATGGACGATATAACGATGATTTTTATGTGTTGTGCAAAACAAAAGACATCGCCAGAGAAATTATTGAAGCAATTCGAATGATGGTTAAAAGTCTCAGGTTGGAATTAAACCCAAAATCGCAAATTGTACCGTTCCGAATGGGGCTGTGTTATCTTGGATTCCACCATTACGTGACTGATGAGGGGAAATATATCAGAAAATTACGTGGTGACAGAAAAAGAAATACTCAGAAAAAGGTTCGTAGATGGGTTCGTGCAGTAAACGAAGAAAAGATGCCAATGAAAAAATTCAACGAAAAATATGGAGCATGTAGGAACCATATGCTTCATGGAAACTGTATTAAATTATGCCACAGTATGGATTTGGAAATTGAAAGGAGAATGAAATGAGATTAATTAGTCAGACAGGAGATATTGATATTCCTTACGAAAACACTTCATTAAGCAGAGCTGAAAATAGCATAATAGCATATGCTCCAGAGGTCAGTGAAAAAGGAACAATTATGGCTATTTACTCAACAGAAGAACAGGCGAAAGAGGCAATGAGCATGGTTATATATGCATATATTTCAAACAAACCAATAGTCATTCTTCCAAAAGAAGGAAAAACAAAATTGGAATCGACTTTCCTGGGAAGATACGAATTAAAACTTCTTAGAGAAAATCTTCCCAATGTAATGGATTTAAAAAATGAAAATGGAGACTACGTTCTTCCGCGAAAAATAAGAGATAGCATCAAAGAAATTGCCGCAGCTTTAAATGTATCGGGATTATAAAATAATAGGTATTAATTTTACAGAAAGAAAAGGAGGTGATTCCAGTGTTCATGCGAGTAATTTCAACAGGAAGTACAAAAGGAAACTGTTACGCTTTGCAGTCAAGTGCAGGCGAGATTGTTCTTCTTGACTGCGGATGCAAGTACAAGAAAATTCTCAGAGGGATTGACTACCAGATAAGCAATATTTACGGTGTGCTTCTTTCACATGAACATGGTTAAGGCGATCACACCGAAGCTGTTCATGAAATCATGAACGCCGGAATCACGGTCTATACCGGTCAAGAAACAATCAAAAACTTAGGCATAACGGACGGAACTATAAAAGCTGTTGCTGAAAAGAAATACTTCAAAATCGGTTCCTTCAGCGCAGTTCCGTTCAGCCTGCCGCATACATCTGCAAATAAAGAGCCGTGCCCGAACTTCGGGTATCTGGTGGAGCATGAGGAAATGGGAAAGCTTCTTTACCTGACAGACTTTGAACATTGCCGATACAGGTTCAAGTCAATGGAACTTAATCACTTGGTTATCGGCTGTAATTACTGCGACGAACTGATAGATAGAAGCAACCCGAAGTGGAAACACCAGATCACCGGGCATTGTTCTTTGTCAACTTGTAAGCAATTCATTAAGGAAAATCTCACAGAATCGCTTAAAACGGTAACACTGGTACATTTGAGCGGTGATGCTTCGGACACTGGGAAAATGCTTAAGGAAATTAAAGAAGTTGCCGGTGATGATGTTCTGGTTCAGATCGGACGTGCCGGTCTGGAAGTTGACTTGAATTTGTTTCCATTTTGAAAGGAGAAGGGAATATGGAAATGACAGATTGTAGCAAATGCAGATTCCGTAATTGCTGCACATTAGCCTGGGATTACGGTTCGCTGTACTGCAATGACTATGAGGAGGAATGATGGGATGCAGATTTTAATTAAAGTTCTGGACAAAACCAAAAAAGCAATTTCTCCAACATCTAGTTTGTACGACAGAGGATGGAATGATGCACTGGAAAAGGCAGAGGAATGTTTCACATCTTATAATCCGGTGATTGAATGGATTCCGACAGAATTAATGTTACCACCGGAGCCAGACGAAGATGTTGATATCGAGGAACTTCCGCAGTACACAGTAACAATCAAGGGCGCTGAATGGCCAACATCTCTGAGATACATTGGAAACGGCGAATGGGCAGATGTTGGAGTCGGAAGAGAGATAAAATATACGGTTTCGGCGTGGATGCCGATGCCTAAAGCATATAAGGAGAAATAGCATGAACAAAGTAATTTTGATCGGTCGATTAGTGAAAGACCCGGACATACGTACCGGAACCAATAACATAACCATTGCCAGATACACTCTTGCAGTAGAAAGACAGTATCGTAAAGATAATGAGCGGAAAGCAGATTTCATAAATTGTGTTGCACTTGGTAAAAATGGAGAGTTTGCTGAAAAATACCTGCATAAGGGAATGAAAATTGCAGTCATCGGCAGCTGGCAGACTGGAAACTATACGGACACTGATGGAAAGAAGATTTACACAAATGACTGTCTGGTAGAAACACATGAGTTTGTGGAAAGCAAGGGCAAAAGCAACCAGCCTGAAAACATCGGCGCAGTTCCACCGTCAGCACCGGCAAGTGACACATTTGTTGAACCGGCTTACGATCCGGATTTACCGTTTAGCTAAGGAGTAGTGATGGAAGATTTAATTATAGATTGCTTTGCCGGTGGTGGAGGGGCATCTGTCGGAATTGAAATGGCGCTTGGAAGGTCAGTAGACATAGCAATTGATCACGACCCCGACGCTATCCTGATGCACAAGACAAACCATCCCGGGACGTTGCATCTGACAGAAGATATTTTCAAAGTAGATTTACAGAAATATGTCGGAAATCAGCATGTAGCGTTGATGTGGGCTTCCCCGGACTGCACAAGCCATTCAAAAGCTAAAGGCGGACAGCCGAGAAAACAAGGACTTCGTATTCTTCCGTGGGCTGTATATAAACACGCAAAAGCAATTCTTCCAGATGTAATCATTATGGAAAATGTAGAAGAAATCCAACAATGGGGACCATTGGACGAGAAAGGGCATCCGATCAAGGAAAGAGCCGGTGAAGATTATCGAAAATTCATTTCAGCAATGGAAAATATTGGTTATGAATTTGACAGCCGGGAACTGGTGGCTGCGGATTATGGAGCACCGACTACAAGAAAAAGATGGTATGCAGTATTCCGTAGAGATGGGAAACAGATAATATGGCCGAAACCTACGCATAATCGCTTTGGCACAGACAATCTGAAGCCATATGAACAGTGTGGAGATTATATTGATTGGTCAGACTTAGGAAAGAGCATTTTTGAGCGCTCAAAACCGCTGGCAGAAGCAACACAGAAGCGCATTGCAAATGGAATTAAGAAATATATTGTTGATAATCCAGATCCTTACATTGTGAAAAATAAAGATGCATTAGCATTCATAATTCAATATCACGGAGAAGTCAGAGCAGGTGATTCCAGAGGGCAATTATTGACTGAGCCAATTAAGACTATTGACACTTCAAACAGATATGGACTCGTGACTGCATTTATTACAAAGTATTACAAAACCGGAATCGGTCAAGGATGCGAGGAACCGCTGCATACGATAACAACTTCGCCCGGTCACTTCGGTGTGATATCCGCTTTTCTGGTTAAATATTACGGAACAGGGTGCGGACAAGTGTTAAATGAACCACTCGGAACCATTACCACAAAAGACAGGTTCGGACTGGTAAACGTTTTAGGAAGATAAGCGGGAATCCTCGGTAATTCAATTGCCGAGATGAAAGCGTAAACTGTGCATATCTGCACATTATAAGTAAAATATATTTATTTTTTTACTAAAAAATGCTGTATCCAGCTTTATTAAAAAAGAAAATATGTTCGGCATTTTATTGTGATATTCTTAATACTATGCTATACTATATGTATGAAGGAGAATCTTATACATTACCGCACTTGTGTGTGCAATATTAATTACCATATGGTATGGTCAGTGAAATACTGGCGGAAGATATTGAATGCGGAGATTGAAGCATATCTTCAGGAGCTGGTGCAGGAGATCGCAGCGGATAAAGGTTTTACCGTCCATTTGTTTGAATGCGGGGAAGGAGACCATGTGCACTGTTTTGTGTCTGCTCCTCCCAAATTATCCATAACTGCGATCGTGAAATATCTGAAAGGGATCACCGGCAGGAAATTATTCGAACGTTTTCCGGAAATAAGAGAACAGCTTTGGAAAGGAGAGCTGTGGAACCATTCCTATTATGTGGAAACGGTCGGGTCTGTGTCGGAAGAAAACATCCGCAGATATATTGAGCATCAGAGTAAAGTTTATTGAGATCATAGAGGTGGGAAATGCTGCTGTCAAAGAAAACATCCATAAAGGTCAGTCAGGAATATGCAAACGTCATCGGACATATGTGTTATGCGGCATCCAAGCTCTGGAATGTCTGTAATTACGAACGTCAGCATTACAAAGAAATGGGAATGGAGAAATACCCGGACTGGTATTATCAGAAAAAATCCCATAGAGAGGATCTGTGGTATAAACAGCTTCCATCTCAGACAGCCCAGGAAGTCTGCAAGCTGCTGGATAAAGCATGGAAATCTTTTTACGCCTTGAAAAGATCCGGAGGGATTGAGAATCCCAGACCACCGCGGTTTAAACAGGAAAGTATCCCCATTACCTATATGCAGATGGGAATTGTACATGAATGGGACACAGAAAAAGTCCGTCTGTCCCTTCCAAAAGCATTAAAAAGATATATGGAAGAAACGTATCAGATCCATGAGAACTTTCTTTATCTTGAAAATAAGATTTTCAGGGGCATGGATCAGATCAAACAGTTGCGGATCTACCCACCGGAAAAAGGTGAATGTAAAGTTATTGTTGTTTATGAGATTTCAGAGAGGGAAGAACTTTCGCAGAATGGACACTATCTGTCAGTTGATCTGGGACTTCATAATCTTATGACATGCTATGATTCCGGGAATGGGAATACATTTATCCTGGGCAGAAGATATCTTGCATTGGAAAGATATTTTCATAAAGAGATTGCAAGGGTGCAGGCACAATGGTATGGACAGCAGTCTGTGAAGGAAATAAAACATCCAGTCACATCAAAACATATTCGCAGATTATATCAGAAAAAGCAGAACTCGGTAACGGATTATCTGCACAAGATCACAAGATACTTTGCAAAATACTGCCGTGAACAGGGAATTACCTGTGTTGTGGCAGGGGATATCCGGAATATCCGGAAAGGAAAAGACCTGGGACACAGAACAAACCAGAAGTTCCACAATCTGCCGTATAACAGGCTCTATAGCATGATGGAATATAAGCTTAAGATGTACGGGATCCGTTTTGTAAGACAGGAAGAAAGCTATACCAGCCAGTGCAGTCCGCTGTCACCAGAGGTGGAAAAAAGATATGCACAGCCATGCAACCGAAAACAAAGGGGACTGTACAGGGACAGAAACCGGAAGTATAACGCAGATGCTGTAGGTGCATATAACATCCTGAGAAAATATCTCTCCGTATCCGGAGAGAAAAAGGAACTGTCCGTAACCGGACTAAAAACGCCAGAAATAATAAAAGTAGCTGTATAGCTCTAAAGAGCAAACAGTAGTGGTGTCATGGACGCACCCTGAAAAGGCGGTATCCCGCCTTAATTCAGATGCTCTGGTAACTCAGTTGCCGAGTAGTTCACTAGATATTCATGGAGAAAAATACATTATTTCAGATATCTTTCTCAGAATGTTAAAGCCGGAAGAATTAAAGGTAATGCAGGGGTTTCCGAAAGATTACATCATTGATCGGGATTACAAGTGGAGAAATTATCCGATTGCAAAACAGGTAGCAAGAATCGGGAACAGTGTGGTTCCGGTTATGGCGGAAGCACTTGTGAAAGCTAATTGCCCGTATCTGAAAGTTGGAGAGCGCAAAGCTGCACCAATGATTTATATGCAGAATAATGGACAGGTAGCATTTGGATAGAAAGGAGTGATACTTGGTGGATTATAAAAAGCTCCGTCAGGCGAAAGCCATTGAAGCAAGCAATAAGAAGAAACTTCTGAAGGTAAATCCAAAACTGGATGAAGGAACCGGAATATATATACTCTGGCGTACCGAAACCCATGGATATATCGGGCAGTCAGTAAAACTTCTTACCAGACTGGCACAACACATGTCAGGATACGAACAGCATATTGATCGTTCCATGAAAGCACATGGGTTGTATTCGGAAGAAAATAAGAGCGGATACAAGATTGACTTCTTTCACTGCCCGGTATCACAGCTTGATGAAAAAGAACGAGAATATATCCAGAAAGCCATTGATGCCGGATGGATTGTAAAAAATAAGACTGGCGGTGGACAGGATGAGGGAAAAGAAAAGATTGCTGATTACCGACCAGCAAAAGGATATCGTGATGGTATCCAACAAGGCAAGAAAACTCTGGCCCGTGATTTATCGCACATCATTGATACTCATTTGCAAATCACTCTGAAGCCAGAAAAGCAGAACAACAAAACTTCAATCAAAGCTTTCAAAAAATTCAAAGAAATGCTTGATGAAAGGAACTATGAGAAATGACTATACGTGAAATAAAGAGCAGAAAGCACATGGAATACAAACAGAATCGTAAAGATATTTATTATTTCATCGTAAAATACGAAAAACGCAAAGGCAAAATGCCACAGATCAAAACGATAGCTGAGGAATTGGACTTAAGCCCCAGTGCAGTTCAGAGACATTTACGCCAGTTTGCGGATGATGGACTGATTGAATTTTCGGGGAGCAATTCTCACAGAAAATACCGGCTGATAAGAAAGAACGAAAGATGAAGCTTTACGATCTGTACACCTTAGATGGGAAGTTCGTAGATACTCTTACCCGGAAAGAAGCCGTTGAGATGTTCAACCTTTCCGGGTGGGACTTCAAATCAAAAATAGACTACAGAGAACCTATCAATGGTGAATATTACCTGGATGATTCGGAAGACGATATCACTGTTAGAAAACACAAGGACAAAGACATGCTTGCACAGTTTGACTTACTCACATCGAAGTTGAGAAAAATATTAAAAGTGGAGGGAAAATAATGGCAGAGAATTGTAATGAATGTAGTATCGCATGGATTCGTGGTGGTGAGTACGCAGAAGTATCAGCACATAACGGCAGTAAGATGAAAGGAAGAGTCCTGAAGCTTGCAGAACAGCATCCAGAAAATGTGAAGGTTCTAGCCACAAACAAAGATGGTTCCATATTTGCCCATGTTCCAGTTAAATACGTGAAATTACGAGCGCCAAGAGAATTAACAGAAGAACAGAGAGCGGAACTGGTGGAACGTGGCAAGAATATGTCGAGAAATAAATCAGTTGATTACGAAGAAACATCAGATTTCGATTTTGACGATGAAGATGTAGAAATCCTCGGTAGTGAAGATAAAATCGGTTTTTAGGAGAAAAAAATGAGAGTAGATGTTCAGATGAGGAATAATGCTATAACGATTCAAGGATTGAGGGTGTATCTGGCAGAAAAATACGGGATCCGCAAAGGAAATCGTATCAAGTACACAGAACGCGGAGATGAAAAAGTGGAACACATTTATGAGGTCGATGCGATTTATCCGCATTGTGTGTTGCTGCGAGATATTTTCGATAGCACAAGGATTTGCCCGTGTTACGGAAAATTAAGAATGATGCTGAATGAAATTGAGTAGGAATACCAATGCAGAGCTAAATAATAACAAATAATACAGAAAGGAGCCAGCCTCCGGCCGGGCAAGGGTATACCGGGCTTCTTAGAAAAGAATGAATTTAAAATGTGAAATTTATCGTGATTCTATGCAGAATTATAAAAAATATGCAATTCCAAGAGCACAACTTGTAATTGCGGATGTACCTTACAATGTTGGAAACAATTTTTATGGCAGTAATCCAATGTGGTACACGGGCGGAGATAATAAGAACGGCGAAAGTAAATTAGCTGGAAAAGCAGCTTTCAACTCTGATTTCAACTTTAATTTGTATGAATATTTTCATTTTTGTTCAAAGATGTTGAGGAAAGAGCCTAAAAAGGCAGGGGTAAGAGGAAGAAGTTCAGACGCACCGTGTATGATCGTATTTTGTTCATTTGGAGCCATAATCGGCGTAACTGGTCTTGTATGTATAGCCATCATGTACGATAAGAACCACCCAGACGAATAGAAAGGAAGCTATGAGAATACAACTTATAGATGTTGATGGCCATAATTTTCCGAATCTGCCATTGATGAAAATATCGGCATGGCATAAGGAAAAAGGTGACTCCGTAGAATGGTACGACCCATTAACAGCATGGATAAATCCACCAGATAAGGTGTATATGAGTAAGGTATTCACGTTTACACCGGATTATCCGCATCCTGTATGTGGATCAGAAATCATAAAGGGCGGCACAGGGTACGAGTATCCGTCTGGTGGGGAGTCATTACCGGATGAAATTGAACACATTTATCCTGATTATAGTCTTTATCCAGAATTATGCAAAGATACCGCTTATGGTTTTCTTACAAGAGGATGCCCTAGAGGGTGCGATTTCTGTATCGTAAAAGATAAAGAAGGAAAGAAAAGCTGTAAAGTATCAAATTTATCAGAATTTTGGAATGGTCAAAAGAATATAGTCTTGCTTGATCCGAACATGTTCGCTTGTACAGAATGGAAAAGTCTATCTGAACAGTTAATAGACAGCAAAGCATATATAGATTTTTCACAAGGCTGCGATATTCGGATTATGACCGAAGAAAAGGCGAATTACATTAAACAAATGAAGATAAAGAAGATTCATTTTGCGTGGGACAGATATGAAGATAAAAACATGATTATGCCAAAATTCCAGATGTTCAAGAAAATAACCGAATGGGATCGCAGAAAGATGCCTGTATATGTGCTGACAAATTTTAATACCACATTCGAACAGGATTTGGAAAGAGTATACACACTTCGGGATTTAGGGTATTGGCCCTACGTGATGATTTTTGATAAGCAAAACACAAGGCCTACCGATTCCGTCAGAAGATTACAACGATGGGTAAATATGAGAGCTACGTTTGAAAGTGTAAGAAAATTTGAAGATTATACAGGATAGAAAGGAGAACAGTATGCTGACAAGGAATAAAAAGCTGAAAGACTACGGTATTCCGGCAGAGGACATAGAAAAACTGAATACGATGCTGAAAGACTTCCCGGCAGAGTACGGATACCTGCTTTCCGGTGCCGCCTTGTCAGCTTGCCCGAAAAACACGGTGATAGCGGATATGGTTATTGAGAATATCCTACACCGGAAAAGTTACAGGAAAATCAGCAAAGAAAGATATATCCCGATGAACCCGAAGGATTTTTATGGATACAGGCGCAAGACCGTCGCTGTACTATATGAGAGAATGCGGTTATTAGGAATGTGGGAGGAATAAAAATGCGGTTAATTGATGCGGACAAAATAATTGACTCTCTTGGAAATTCAGATATGGATTTTGCAATAGGTGCAGTTATTGACGAGCAACCGACAGCTTTTGATGTGGATGAAGTTGTTCAACAATTAGAAATGTTAATCGAAGATAAGACTTCAGAATCGGGTGACGATTGGTATACAGCCCAATGCCTGGATGAAGCAGTTGATATCGTGAAAGGCGGTGGAATTAAATGAGTAAAGGCAAAGACATTTCAACCATGTTTACGAGGGAAGAAAAACAGGATTCTTATTCCCTGTATTCAATGACAGAAGCACTGATATTCATGGAACCTTGTATTTCAACAAAAACATAAAGAATATTCATCCCGACTTCATTGAAAACGTTCTTGGCGCACCAATTCCCCGTATACCCGGCAACGAGATCAATGTCTTTTCAGATTTTATCATGGACAATTTCGAAGGAAATACAACATTCAATTTCTCGGAAAGTCTGATTGAATCTTTGCAGGAAGTAAGAGAACAGAAGAAAGACAGCCCGGAGATGGTAACCGTGTCATGTGATGAAATGGAACAGATTTTTGAATATTGCGGAGTTCCAGACGAGAAGTTGTCGGATTTCAAAGAAAATATAGAGAATGGCGAAAAAAAGTCTTAGAACGTGATAAATATATTTGCCAGATGTGTGGAAGACCAAAATCAAACATAGCTCACCATAAAATAAGATTCAGAGACTGCTATGATAATGAAAATATTGCTTATGATGTAAGCAACGGAATTTGTTTATGCAAGAGGTGTCATAAGATGGGGCATGGAGGTGGAAATTATATTAATGGCTAAAGTAAGTTGGATTAAAATCGAGACAGAGATGTTCAACAACAGCAAGATTGGACACATCAGAAACTTGCCGGAAGGAAACAATATTGTTCTGATCTGGGTAATGCTTCTTACAATGGCTGGCAGATGCAATGCGAACGGGCTTATCTTTTTAACCGAAAATATTCCGTATAATGAAAAAATGCTTGCTGATGAATTAAGATTTGATGAAAGTGTTGTACGCCTTGCGCTATCAGTTCTTGAAAAATTCGGAATGATTACACGAGATGGAAATTTGCTTACAATTCCAGGCTGGGAAGAGCATCAGAATATCGAAGGTATGGACAAGATCAGGGAACAGAATCGAATCAGGAAGCAGAAACAGAGAGAAAGACAAAGAAATATGATTGAACAAGATATGTCACGTGACAGTTCACGTGACGTCACGCAACAGAATAAGATAAAGAATAAGAAAGAAGAATTAGATAAAGATAAAGAAAAAGATAATAATTTAATAGTATCTAAAGATACTATTCGTCAAACAGATGTCCGACGCGTTATTGAGGAATGGAACAAATTACAGGACGTTGGCATTGCTCCTATCAGGGATATCAAACCTGCATCAAAAAGATGCCAGATGCTCAAAGGGCGAATAAGAGAGTATGGCATGGACGATCTCTTAAATGCTATGGACAACATTCGCCACAGCGATTTCCTGAGAGGTGAAAACAAAAATGGATGGATGATTACTTTTGACTGGTTTGTAAAACCAAATAATTTCTTAAAGGTTTTGGAGGGTAACTACAATGGGGACAGAAAACATGGATCTGGTGCAAAAACTCAAAGAAAAGTCGAGCCACTTATCCCGTTCGGAACACTCAGCGATGACGGAGACTCAGACACATTGCCATTTATGTGATGATTCCGGATGGGTCTGGAGTCGTGATCAATATGGAGTTCCGTACTGTCAGGAGTGTTCCTGCGGTATCCGCAAAAAAACGATTCATAGAAATCAGCTTAAGTTTGCAGAGATTCCAGACATCTACAAGGATGCAATGTTTAATAATTTTCGGTCGACAGTATATCAGTTGCCGGAGAGCCAGGAAACAATAAGACAGGCTGCGAAAGCTGTTCACTACTGGATGGAAAATATCAGCGATATGCAAAAACAGGGAATTGGACTATATTTTTACTCTAGCACGAAAGGTTCTGGAAAAACCCGAATGGTATGCAGCCTGGCGAATGAACTGATTGAAAAACATCAGAAACAGGTAAAATTTTCAACGTCTATGAAAATCCTTGACGAGATCAAGTCCACATGGGGAAAAAGATACAGTCCGGATAAAACGGAAGAACAGTTGATTGATGAACTTGCCAGAGCAGATATTCTAATCATTGATGATTTCGGCACAGAAACCGAAAAGGACTGGGTAAATGAAAAATATTATGAAATTATCGACGGACGTTATACAAGCCGAAAAATCACGATTTTCACAAGTAATTACTGTATTTCTCGACTGAATTATGATGAGCGTATTACCAACCGGATTCTGGAGCGGTCACTTGAGATCCCATTTCCGGAAGAATCTGTCCGGGAGCACATAGCGGAAACAATGAAACAACAAATGATAGCAGGTATCATGGGAGGGGCAAAATGAACAGCGCGGTGTTAAAAAGAAAATTCACAGGGAAACCGGTAACTATGCCTTATTCAGTTGCAAAGATTGAAAGAATGCAGCGGATGTTTGACGAGTCCAGAGAAAAAGTTCTGGCAGCCAGAAATGAAGAGATTGAAAAAGCGTACCAGAAAGGCAAGGAAGACGGAATCAGTAGAAGCGTGAGCGTTTTGAACAAAGTTGTAGAAAACGCAAGGGAAGAAGAAAGAGAGAAAAGCTACAACGCCGGTTTCGAACAAGGATTTACGGACGGACAGGACTGGGCGAACGTTGAGAACAGTGTAACATTGCTTTTGGCACTACATAGAGCATACGACTTTGAACCGGAACAGCTGATGAATGTAGTGGAAAAGAGTAACAAATATGTGCATCAGGCAAATGAAGGAAAACCGACTATCGGTACTCTTGCACGGCAGTTGTACAATGAATGCCAGATAAAGTTGTGCGAACACGAAGTGGAAATTTTAAGAAAGTACAGTTTGTTTGAAGAGGGTGATCCATATGATTAAGATAAGTGCAATGTACAAAGATTCCGGCGGAACAAATCCGTATCACAGATGCGATGAATGTTTGCGGTACCGGTCCGGAAAACATCCGAGGTGTCTGAATTACAACGGAGATGTGGACTGGAAACCGAACTACATTGCTTGCAAGTTCTTCACAGATGAAAAGGAAGATGAAATCAAAGGACAGATGGATATATTTGATTTGTTGTAAATTAAAGTAATTGATGGACTAAAAAACACTAGAATCCATTTTATATAAGTCCACATAGAAATATATGCCTAAAATGTTTTAAAAGGATTCTGGATCTTTTCATCAAAGAAAGGAGTGCGACATGAACAAAGCATTATTACTGGCATTGAACGAACACGTATACCTTCAGGGACTAATCAGCAGAGAAATGAAAGAAAAAATTGATATTGAGATTCTTTCTGAAAATTAAACCAAACTATTGAGCGGAGATGAGATTGAAGGTATAATAATCTTATCTCTGCTCTTCCGACTAGAAGGGAGAACGGGGCATGAACGTTTATCGTACTAGAGAAATACTGAAAACTTGCAGCATTTTTGACTTGAAATTAAAAGTGGCTTTTTATGCAAGGGTAAGCACAGAATCAGAAGACCAACAAGTTTCTATACATCACCAGGATGAATATTACAGAAACTTCATTGCACAAAATAAAAACTGGGTGTTTGTTGGTGCGTACATTGACAACGGAATATCGGGAATAAGAACTGAGAAAAGGGACGAATTTCAACGCATGATGGCAGATGCCAAAACTGGAAAGATTGATATGATTGTAACGAAAGAAATTACCAGGTTTGCGAGAAATACGCTAGACAGCATAAAATATACAAGAGAATTACTGATGTATGGTGTGTGTGTATGGTTTCAAAACGACAACATCAATACGATTGACGAAGATAGTGAGTTACGACTTACTATAATGTCCGGAATTGCCCAAGATGAATCAAGAAAACTCTCCAATCGAATAAAATTCGGACATGCGCAGTCGATAAAAAACGGTGTAGTTCTTGGATCACGAATATACGGTTACATCAAGAAAGACGGAAAACTTACAATTGATCCCAAAACAGCTCCAATGGTAAAAGAGATATTTGAAAAATATTCTACAGGAGAATGGTCTACATCCACTATTGAGAAATACCTGTACAAAAAAGGATATCGAAATTACAAAGGCGGAAAACTCAGCCGAGATAATATCAAAAAGATAATCAAGAATCCAAAATATAAAGGTTATTATTGCGGCGGTAAAGTAAAAGTTGTCGATATGTTCACTAAAAAGCAAGAGTTTTTGCCAGAGGACGAATGGACAATGTACAAAGACGATGGGAACCATGTTCCACAGATTGTAGATGAATCCGTATGGAATAAGGCAAATGTCATTATGCAAACACGAAGCGATGCGATCAAATCCCATAGAACGTCTTTCAAACAAAACAATTTGTTTACCGGGTATATCTTTTGCGGTAATGATGGAGCGCCGTATTGGATGAAACAACGCACTGCAAGAGGACGTGAAGATGTAAGATGGGTATGCAGTTATCGCATAAAAAACGGAGCGCAGAGCTGCAATTCTTTCGGAATACATGAGAAAGAATTAAGAATAATGCTTGCAGACCTTATCAACAAATCTGGGGATATCCAAACAGCTATTGAAAAATATATAAGTTTGGTCGAAAAGAACATAGACTTTAGCAACGATGGGGCTGAGATAAACCGGCTTAAAAATATGATTCTTCAGCTAGAGAAAAAGAAGGACAAACTTCTCGACCTTAATCTGGATGGAATTATAACAAACTCTGAATACCTTGAAAAAAATGAAAGATTCAAGGATGAAATCCAAAATATAAACAATAAGCTTTCCGAACTGGAATCGAAAGAAGAAGCCAACAAAGATTCTCATTTGAAATTAAAAGAAATCGGCAAGATATTAAATGATTTACAAGGAATTGGCCCGGAAGATATTACCAAAACGGTTCTGGGAGAATTTTTGGACAAAATAGTAATAAATCCAAAGCGTCCGCAGGAGTGCGAAATTTTGTTCTTTTTAAAGACCGGAGATGTAAAAAAAAAGTCAATAATCGAGCGGGGTAAACAGAGCTGTTCTGAATACTTTTTTTTAAATAAGTTCTCAGAACGACACGCCGTATTTTACAGGAAAATCAACTATGTGGATGGATGCGAAAAGGAATTTAACTACACTTACGCATTTGCAATCTAAATAATATACAAAAGATGAACGGAAGAGCAGAGATGTAATTTTTTGACATTTAAGTGAATATCTGATAGTATGAAAACATACTAATGACGACATCGGTTCCAATTCCCGGAACAAGATGTCTTTTTGCGTTTTTAAGGGGTGATAACCATGAATCATACCGCATATGATGTAATGAGAGAATATATGATCGAGGGAGCAGAATTGGACGGACCGTACCAGTTCCCTATGATGCCACGGTATATCGGCAGACCTGGAACGGATACTGTAGATTTCAAGGACAGCTTCGACCGGCGGATAAAGAACCACAGGGACTTGACCGTCAATTTCTACATCCACGACAACCAATTTGAGAAAATCTGGAACTGCCCGGATAAATATATTGAGCATCTAAAATGCTTTAACAGTGTGATCGCACCGGACTTCAGCATGGCAGTCGGAGAAGGTGGTATGCCATTTGCTATGAACATCTGGCAGAAGTACCGCAATCATGCGATAGCACATTACCTGTATATGAACGGGATTCGAGTGATTCCAAACGTGAACATACCGCCGGAATACTGCTATGATTGGATTTTTGACGGAATACCAAAAAGAAGCACGGTTGCCTGCTGCACCAATGGGCGAGTGAAATCAAAAGCATCACGACTGGAATTTTGTAAGGGGTTTCAAGAGATGGTCCGGAGATTGGAGCCACTAAGAGTAATCATCGTTGGGCGGATACCACAGGAATTGCAAACAGACATAGAAATTATCAGTTTCAAAAGCAGAAACCAGAAGATTAAGGACAGGGAGGGGAAATATGGGATTCTCAACTGAGCGATCAGCACACAACAAAGTACGTAGGAAGAAAGATAAGACGGAACAGAAGGTGAAAGTTCGGAAACAACGGACCACATACAAAACGAAGAATACGGCTAGGAGAAAATCTGAGGGATTAAATAAATTAAATTGATTCGTGATTTTTTACAGCCTCTCGGAAGATGCTATGGATTAATATATGCAAGACAAACAAAATTGAAATCCGGAAATAAAGGTTATTTTCCAGCAGTTCTTTTTTTGACCGTTTTTCGGCATTTTTCTGTGTCTGAATATTGCAAATATTCAAGAACCGCCAGAAATATTGTTCGTTTCACAACTGACATGAACATTTCTGCAAAAGGCTGCGGACCGGTGACGGGGATTTCCCAGGCGTCAATAACTGACGCTCTAATTTCACCCACAACGTCCGCAAAACTGACAAGGCTATACTTCTTCGGCCGGAATCTAAACGGCCGTTAAAAAGCCAAATAGGGCGGTTGTACAGTTGGCCCAAAACAGAACATACTTTTGCCACTGGTCGGGCACTGTGCCCCGGATCGGTGCCAGCTGCACAGAGGCACGACAAAAAGAGCCGGAAACGGCTATATATAATCATAGTACCACCATACCGGCGCCCCGTCAACCGTGAGTATTGATTGACGAAAGTACACAAAAACGGCTTGTAAATCCGGCAATGGTAAAAACATCAAGGAACGCCAAAAAGACGAAAAACGGCGAAAAAAGCAAAGTAATAACCGTATTTCCTAGCAAACAAAGTTATTAAGCTGTCAAGGCACACGGCTTGTAGATAGATTTTGCAAGCCTGATCCGTTCCCCAGGCCGTGAACCTGGCGCCGGACTGGATACCGGAAGAGCAGCAGAAAAAGAGCAGCGTTTTCACTGCTCTAAAAAATTAACATTAACCGACCGGGGCAAGTCGCGGAAGAACTCCGAAAAACCAGCGTCAGTGGTGTTGTACTGCCTGTCAGAAGTTGGGATGATCTGCCCGCTCTTCAGTTCCATGCAAGACAGCTGCAAAAATCCGTCTTGCTTCGTTGACCGGTGCAGGGCGTACCGCATGACGGACACCGCCCCAGACTGACAGCGAACCGACGGCAAGTCGTACCAAATCAGCGGCACAGAACCGGAAGCGACCGCAAGAAAAACGTTCTCCGCTTCCTGGCGTGCTGCATCCTCTATCTTTTCGACTTCTGAAAAATCGCCGCTTTTTATAGCGGTGATAGTTTGCTTTTGCGTGGGTTTTCTAATTTTCATTCTGTTTTTCTCCTTTTGCTCTCTCCTGGTAAAATGCAATCAATGTTACTTCTATCGGTTCCTTATTGGAAAAGTAACGAAAGTTTCTGAATTTATTGAAATCGTGTTCCAAGTGGTTCTCTTCGATATAGCTTATTATTTGCATTAAGTTCATTTTTTTCTTTCTTCCCTGTACCCATGGGAGCCGGGTTTTTGTTAGATGCCGAAAAAGTATTGACTATTTGAGAAAAAAATGTTATATTGTAATAGCTGGATGCTATTCGATTTTTTCGAATGCATTTTCTGGAGCGGTCTAACGTGCGGTGTTAGATCGCTTTTTTAATTGATTCAACTTGACTTTTCCGGTTATATGATGTAATATAATTACATCAGTTAGCAACAGTTGCTGGTCCTTAACGTACCATGATTTCGTTGAGGGTCGCCTTGGTCTACGGCAAGACGTTGAGTTGAAAAATATTATTATATATTTGCTAAAATGCAAAAAAAGTGGGGAAGCGTGACACATGTCACGCTTTTTCGCTGCCCTCTGTAATCTCTCGGTACATTCTCACACCACCGTCCCATTCGCTTCTGCCGTCTAAATACTCTTCGGAAGTTTCTTCGCGAACTTCTCCGGAATTTTCAAAAAGCGCAATTTTCCCTGTACTTTTCTGTACAACCTCGATTGCTGATAGTGTGCAAAAAGGTTCGCAGCTTTCGCGGAATTTTTCCGCGCGATCAATTAACTCGATCATTTTTTTGAGCTGCGGGACTGAAAATGCTTTCAGATCCTCGTCAGTAAGCACGTTTTTTACGTACCACTGAACATCTTTTACCGCTTCTGATTTTTTTAATAACAATTCCTCTTTTCTCATGTTTTTATCCTCCATTTTTTAATTTGTTTTATTATACCAGTTTTTTGGCTGGTATTAAAGGGCGCCGCCGGAAAGGTTAGAACTTGCTCGGCTTTTCGTACCGGATAACCGGAACTATTTCACCGGATTCTAAAATCTTCAAGCCATTGTACATTGGACCGTTAAGCCCCCGGAGCTTCGGCTGCCATTGCAGTTCCTCCCGGGTCTCTGGGTTGTAATGTGTCCCGTAAATCAAGGCCCGCATTTCTTCCAGCGTCTTGATCTCTTCGGGGAGATCGTAAACACATTTCCCGACTGTTGATGTTCCAATTATCATACTGTTTTCCTCCTTATGACTACTGACATAGCAGCTACATTTCGTGGACTTTGCTTTCTTCTCTGAATGTGTATTTGTCTTTGCCGGTTGCTTTCATCCAGATAATTGAATAAAAGCAATTGATACTTGACAAAGCTTTAAGGATAGTGTTTTTCATTTTATTCCCTCTCTTTCTCCCGGATTAGCGTCCGGGGTGAATGTTTTTTGTTTTCCTTTGATGGTTATATAATAGCATAGTTTAATAATAATGTCAATAGCATAGTTTAATAAAATGTATTATTTTTAAAATAGTGTTTTTTCTGCACATATAATAGGAAATAAAAAAATATCGAAATAAAAACCCATAGCCGATTGACGCATAGTTTAATAAATGATATAATCAAAGCAAACAATAACAGGAGGGTTAATAAATGGCATTTAAAGAGAAAGAAAAGGAACTTTCATATATTGCACAATATCAAAAAGACAAGTACGACCGTATAACAGTAATGGCACCAAAGGGAACCAAGGAAGACGTAAAAAGAGCGGCCGATCTAAAAGGCGTCAAGATGTCTGCATTCGTTCTGGAGTGTATACAGAAAGAATTGGAAAGAATGAAAAAATAGTGGAATAGTTTAATAAAATACTTGACGCATAGTTTAATAAATGATATAATAAAGACAGTTAAAGAAGACAAAGCACACAGCCCCCAGGGCGGGGCGGATCAGGAGGCGTGAAATGAAAAATACAGAGGCTGGAAAAGCTACAAGAAGGGTACAACTTAAAAATATGCCGTTCGATCGTTTCGAGGACGGTATTGGATACATCCACGCAACTGGATATGATTGCCTTGTAGACGGTCAGTGGATGACCGAATACGAAGATAACATCTTTGAGGACGCTGCCGGATGTTCCTACGAGGTTGAACCGGAAGAGGAACCGGAGTGGACGGAAGAAGACGAGGCACAATGGGCCGAAACTTTCAAGCCGTATCCGGGATTTGAAGAATAGAACAAGGAGGAGAAAGAAAACATGAAAATTAATGGAATCGGAATTGTCAATAAGAAAGAGGCAATGTCTATTTTAACAAAAGAAGGACGGGAAGCCGTTAACGCTGGAGAAATCAGCATAGAAGAACTTGGAGAAATGTACAAGCTCGAGCAGGTCAAAAAAGCCTGCAAGATTGGAAAGTATCACGACACTTTTGCGGCCAACTACAGCCGCATCCCGGACGGCTTAAAAGAAAAGCTTACGCCGCAGGAACTGGCGGAGCTTACAGTGGCGTTTTATAAATGTTACGGGGACGGGAAAAATGCAAAAGAATAAAGAGCCGGAAATCAGCTCTTTACACTTAAAATTATCCAATGCGTCGTAAAACCCATTGCTTCAGCTATGGGGATATAAGACGCGTCCATCGAATTTATGCAAGTAATTGAAGATGGACAAAATAGTAATTGTATTAACTAATGAACCATAGTATAATATAAATATGAACACAACATATAAATCAAACAACAATGTCGTCTATTCCTGTAAATACC